TCAGGTCCGTTGACGCGCGGCCACGTTGGCGAACTCGACCTCCAGGCGCTCCGCGCCGTACGCCGCCCACTCCGCCTCCAGGTCCGCAGGCTCGACGTCGTAGAGCTCGACCACGAGCCGCGCCGCCGTCGTCCAGCGGGCTTCCCGAGTGCCGTACTCCACCATCTCCAGCGCTCGCCCCGGGACCGGCCGGCGCGTCGCCGGGTCGTGGACGGTCCCCGCCACGCCCCACGCCGGCGCCGACCCGACCCATGCCGCTACCCACCGCCCGCGCTGGAGCGCGCGGCACAGCTGCACGGAAATCGCGGAACATGGCACGCACACCGGCGGGCTCGCCGTCCGCTCCCCTGCCCGGATCGGCCCGCCGCTGTCCCGCATGAGGTACAGCGTCGCGCCGTCCCGGGTCGCCGCCGGCCGCGTGCACACCTGGCACAGCGCGTTCGCCATCACCCGTCTCTGACGGTAAGGGTGGATCTCCTGGAGACGAGGGGTACGGCGACGCTGAGCGGGGAGCAGTCGAGGCCGCACCCACAGGGCCCCGAAGCCATCGCGGTCATAGGGTGTCTCGTCCTCGTACACCAGGCCAGCGCCGCCGGCCCGAAGCGGCACCGGCAGGAGCCCTTCCTCGGCAAACGCCGTCACGTAGGGCACGACATGAGCAGGAGCGAGCGGTAACAGCACGATGCCTCCAGGGCACGGAGCGGGGCCCCCGGCCACGCCGGTCGAGCGCGGACGGGCGCCTACGAACGGGTAGAGAGCCCGCCCCCCTCGTCGGCGGAAGGGGGGCGGGCGGCTTAGCCGGGGCCTATCAGCCGTTCCCCTCACGGTGCCCGGCCGATCCCCACGACGAGGAGCACCAGGAGCAGCGCGAGCGTTCCGAGGTAGACCAGCTCTGCACGGCGGACCACGGGTTCACTCCTCCGTCAGGCTGTAGGTGGTGGGGCGCGCCGGCCGTCGGCGCTGCTGGTCGGGGCAGCGGGGGCGGAGCAGGACGAGGCCTCCCGCACCGGTTGCCCCGTCGACCGGGTACACCTCGGCCTCGCCGAGCGTGGGGGGGTTATCGCATCGAGCGCACAGCACGCGCGGCCTCCTCCCGGGCCCGCACGCGGCCCTTCACGGCCAGCCATGCGACGTCGGGCACGCGGCACCGCGACTCCGCCGACGGAGGCGTGGTGACCCAGTACGCGCCATCTCCGGGCGCCAGCTGGTGCGCGCCGGGGAGGTCCAGCTCGTCCCCCCGGTAGAGACCGACGTCGTCCAGCGGGAGCGGCGGCGCCCCTGGGGGGACGATCGCGAAGTACCGCCCGGCCTCCCAGTAGGCCGGGCCATCGAGGCTGACGCCGAGCAGGCAGGCCACCTCGTCCGGGTTCGCCGTCCCGACGGCCGCGTGGACGATCCTCTCCGGCAGGCTGAGCGCAGCGAATCCCGGCCGGCGCGGGCCGGCCCCGGCCGCCACGGTGGCCGCCAGCCACCGCCCGACGATCTTCGTGCGCGGGGCCGTCCCTGTCACGACGCCCCCTCCGAAGCAAGCGCCTTGGCTGCCACCGTCGCGCAGGCGCCCGCGCACGCACGGGGAAACCAGCGGGCGTAGGGCATGTCCGGGTACGGGCGTGCACCGAGGTCCACCCCGGACGCGCAGGCGAGCGGCGTCGCGCAGCACACGCAGGCCGACCCGCTGAGCTGCCTCTCAGACAGATCCTCGACAGGGGGCAGCGCCCCCGTGGTCCCGGTCATCCGACGACCGCCGGAGACAGCTCAGCCTCGTGGAGAGCCGCAGCAAGCTCCGTAGCGGCCACCGCCAGCACGCCGCGCCGCGGGGCGATAAGCCAGTACGGGCCGGGCGGCGTCTGACGGCCCCTCGGGGGCAACGGCATCAACCGGTCCACGGTGACCATCGACGGTGGCAGCACGCGCAGAGGCGCGGCATCGGCCACGAAGAAGGCCAGCTCGGCTCGCTCCGGGTCCACGATCACGCTCCCCGGCCGGCCGAGGCGAGCGAGCGCCTGGAGGCCCGCGAAGCGCGGCACCACCACAACATGCATTGCCATCATCGTCACGAGCGTGCGCCCAGCCATACGGTCCTCGTCTCGTCGGGTGACGGGAACCGTAGGAGCGCGCACCGGCCGCCACCCGAACTCCTTGTTCGGGGTGCCGCAGCCGGGGTCAGATCACGCCCAACCGCTGCGCGAGAGCCTCGACCTGCGGCCGGTAGGTGGGCCGCGCCCGGTCCAGAAGGCCGGTGACCACGGTGGTTGCGGGGGCGCTGCGGACCATGTCCTCCGGGCTGATGCGTTCCAGCTCCAGTAGGTGCACGAGGACGGCCGCGTCCTCACGACGCAGGTGGTAGCCGCGCGCCATATCGAGTACGAAGGTGAACTGCCGCTCCCGTGACGGCAGCGCGCTCACGTGCACCTTGTCCGCGAGCCGCAGCCCCCGAGACCCCTCGCCGGCCAGAATCTCCAGGCTGAGGGCGTGCAGGTAAGCGTTCGTCGGGCCGAACACGGTACGCATCACGTTGCCCTCCCCAACCGCACCGGCCAGCCGGAAAACGCGATCCTCAAGACGGGCTCGGGCTTCCCACCACCGCCGTTGCTGGGCGTCTGCGGTGACGTGGACCAGCTCCAGCGCGCCCACCATCGCTGTCCGTTCCGCTCCGGACGGGGCGCCGTCCAGAGCGCGCACACCCTCACGCGCCACCTCGGCAGCCGCCGCCGCGCCGTCCTCCTGTGAAAGGAGGCAGTGTCCGAAGTTCCACGCCGCAGCGGCCATGCGAATCGGATCGTCGGCGTCCTCAGCAGCCCGGCGGGACCGGTCCGCTACGAGGAGCGCCAGGTCGAGGCGCCCCGCCCGCCGGCAGTAGGACCGCAGAAGCCCGTACAGGTCTGCTGCGGACCGCAGGACCTCACGCCGGTCCGCAGCGTCACCCGTCCCCCGGACCGTCGCCTCCACATCGAGCACCAGCCCGCCCAGCAGTGGTTCAGCCTCGGTGAACCGCGCCGCGCTGCTCTGCCAGATCCGCCAAGCCGACTCCACGCGATCACGCAGCTCCCCCGGCGACCGCACCCGTCCTCCCGTAGCGCCCCCGAGGAGAGCGCGCACTACGTCGCGGTCAGCGGTCAGCGTTGTCGGGCGGGACCGGGGCGCCTCGTCGGACAGGAGCGCGGCCACAGACACGGCCAGTTCCTCGGCCAGCTGCACCAGCAAGTCCGGCGACGGCGTTCGATGGCCGTTCTCGATCAGCGAGAGGTACCGCTCCGTCACACCGCAGAGCCCTGCCACAACGGCCTGACTCCGTCCGGTCATCCTTCGGTATCGGCGGATGCGCGCGCCGACCCCGGGCAAAGGTGTTCCCATCGCCCCTTTCCCTCCCTACGGGGCCACTAGCGTAGAGCGACGCACGTCACACCGAGGGCGAACCGCCGAAGGAGGCGACATGACCCTGGTCCTGTGGGACATCGACCACACCCTGATTGACACGCGGGGCGTCGGCCGCGAACTCTCCGCCCGCGCTTTCAGGGAAACGACCGGCCTGGAGATGCAGGACCAGGCAGCCATCGACGGCATCACCGAGGCCGTGATCTTCCGCGAGACTGCACAGCTTCACGGCCTCAACCCGAGCCGACCCGACTTTGAACGGTTCGCTACCGCGCTGGAGGAGCAGCACATCGAGCACGCCGCCCACCTACGCGAACGCGGGCACGCCCTGCCCGGCGCCGCAGCCCTCCTCGACGCACTCGCCGACATCGGCGTACGACAGACCGCAGTCACGGGCAACGTCCGCGCCGTCGCACGCATCAAACTGGAGGTCTTCGGCCTGGACCGGCACATCGAATGGGACCACGGAGCCTACGGAGAAGACGCCGACCTCCGCCCCGATCTGGTGGCCATGGCTCTGCGCAGGGCCGGAGCAGCCGCCCATGAAACCGTGCTCATCGGCGACACCCCCGCCGACGTGGAAGGTGGCCTCGCCCACGGTGTGCACGTCATCGCTGTGGCCACCGGCCGGTCAACGGCCGCAGAACTGCGCGCGGTCGGCGCTCACGTCGTCTTCACGGACCTGACGGACACGGAGGCGGTCCGAACCGCGGTGCAGGCGGTCGGCTGAGGCCGCAGGCCGTCCGGCCGTACCGAGCACGAGTGCCCCGCCTGCCGAAGCAGGCGGGGCACTCACCCACCAACGCGCTCCGAGTAGCAACCGAAGCAAGGGACACCCACAACGGTAGACCACCGAAGGGAGTGCAAAGCGGTCATCGGCCGCCGGCCTCCGGCACACCACGAAGGGCGGTTCTGGCCTCATCGACCGCACGCCACCACCCTCGACTGCTACACCAGGAAGCCCACCACCCCGACGGCCAACCGTCCCGAACCAGTTGGAGAGCAACCCGTGACGAAGTTCCCCGAGGGCATCCTCGGCACGATCAAGATGGCGCTGGCGTTCGACCTGCACCAGCGGTACCGGACTTCCCGCCCCGGCCACTTCAGCGGGACAGAACTCGCCGTCGATGTCGTAAAGGCCCTCAAGTGGGTCCACGCTGAAGACCCCGACCGGGCCGACATCATCGTCAGGAACGCCTTTCAACTTGCCTCCGAGCTCAAGCCCCACCCCGTGCCCTTTGCGGCCTCAGCGGAGTGCGTCGTGACCTCACTGACCCAGAGCAGCCACCCATACGGGCGATGGTCGTGGGACCAGAGCCGAGAGTTCGTGGAGCGGTGCCTCAACGGCATGTAGAGGCAGGCCCTTCAAGTGGGCCGCCGCGTAGCGACCGGCGGGTGGAGTTGGTGATCTGCCTTGGTCCACCGCCCCGCCCGCCCCGGGGCTACTCGTTGACCACCCCGGGATGCGGTGCCGCCCCCTCACCCTCCAGGCGCTCCCTCTCGATCGCGGCGAGTGCCATGCCGAACGGCACACCGTAGAAGTACTCCCGGAACTCTCTGTCCACCCAACCCTCTTTCCTTAGGGGGTTGAGCCGGGCCAAGACGCGGTGCTCCCACTGCTTGGTCGCCATTCTCGTCGCGCAGGGCTCCGACGCCCAGGCATCGACCAGGAAGCAGCGGTGCACCGCGGCAGCATGCAAATGCCGGGTAACCCGCTCGTGTAGCGCGGATGGTTTGCGGCCTTCGACCATGCCGACCTTGATGTACGGGGCTGTCCCTTCGAACGCCAGCAAGTACAGCCGCCCGCCGGTCTCCTCGGGCTGCTCGTCGCCGATCCCGTCCAACCGCAGATCACTCAAGGCCCCCAGCCTGACCACCTTGATGTCGTGCCTCTTGTACTCGGGCACGGTGTTCTTCTCGGCGGCGTCGATACGTGCGCGGGTGATCACGCCCTGAGAGTGCTCACGCTCGGCGAGCGTAGGGGGGTTGGACAGGTCGAGGCCGGCGCACGCCTCGCAGTCGCACTCTCCGAAAGGTCCGCTCATGGGGGCCAGCATGCCCGGGGAACACTGCGGCGTGAAGGAGCGCCCGCTCCCCGGGGCAGGTGGGGAGCGGGCGCTCGGTCGGGAGGAGGGACAGCGGGGACACCCGCCGGGGTCAGCCGCCCTCGTGACTGTCTCCGGCGCTGTCTCTGGTGTCCCCGCTGGTCAGGTCGGACGTGTCTCCGGGGGCGGTGGGGCCGTCCCCGGGGTTGTCCTGCTCGGTGTCGCCGGGGACAGAGTGCCTGTCTCCCCGCGCGTCCCCACCGGGGACAACCGTCCCCGGGCAGAGCAGCGCCAGGCGCTCGTTCGCCCGGTCGACTGCGTCCCGCAGGCTCCCCCCGGAGTTGGGGTACAGCTCGTGCTTGATCCTCTGGAGGTCGGCCTCGACCCCGCCCATCCGGTCCTCCAGGCCGCCCATGCGCTCCATCACGCCGGGCCGCGCCGGGACGCCCGCGCGGGAAGGCTCGCCCTGCCAGTCGTCTATGAACTGGTCGACACGGCGGCCGAGACGGACCCCGCCGCGGATGCCGCGCCACGCGATGGTGACCAGCCCCAGCGTGAGGGAGACCGCCCCGCCCCACACGAGGACCGTGTCCACGGCAGGGATGCCCGTCTCAGCCGCCACCCGTCACCCCTCCTGGCCGGAGCCGAGCTCCGGGCGCGGGGTGTGCGGGGCCATCCATCCGCCGATGGCGGCGCCGGCCGCCGGAAGGATCGCGAGGACGAACGGCTCCAGCCAGTCCGCGAGCGCGTCGAGGAGGACGGGCTCGCCCTGGACGGCGTTGACGATCGAGAGGCCGGCGACGCCGACGAGGTACGTGAGCGCGGACGACGCCTTCACCTTCTTCTCGACGGGCCCGGCCGGGGTCGTGGTGGTGTGTGCCATGGGGGTCTCCTTCATCAGTCGATCACGTCGAATCCGTGCTTCGCGCCGAGGCGCTTGAGGGAGTCGCGGCCGGGGATGCCGTCCGCCGCCTGCCCGGGCCTCCGCCCCCGGTAGCCGAGCCGTTCCTGCCACAGGCTCGTCGCCTCGACGGTGGTGGTGCCGTAGTGGCCGTCGCAGTAGCGCTTCGCGAGCAGCCCTTCATCGACTAGGGCGGCCTCGTACGTGCGGACGCCGTCGTAGGTGACCGGCTGGCCCTGCGCCTTCGGGTTGGAGCGGGCGGCGGCCACGAGCCGCGACAGCGACACCTTCGGCCGCGTCGGCGCCGGCAGCGGCTTGCCCGGCGCGGGCCCACCGAGACGGCCGCCGACACGGGCGCGCATCGAGTCCATGGTGAACCCGCGCGGGTCCACCTTCCCGGGCTGCCACTCCAGGTGGCCGATCACCGAGCGCTCGTTCCACCCGTGGTGCATGCAGATCGCCGCAGACACCCGCTCGATCGCCTCCAACTGGGCGTCCGTCCACGGGTCCTTGCCGTCGCCCAGGTTCTCGCACTCGAACCCGTAGAAGCGGGCGTTGCCATCCACGTCCGCCGCCCGGTCCGCGGGGAGGTCCCGCTCCGCGATGACCGCGGCCAGGACGTTGCTGTCCCCCAGCCCGGCATGGTTGGCGCGGCCGTAGCCCACGAGGTGGACCCGGCCGTCCTTCGTGATCACCCCGTGGCACAGCGGCCCCGGCAGCCCGGTGTACCCGTCCCTGCACAGCTCGACCGTGCGGGCCGAGCCCGAGGTGACGGTGTGGTGGATCATCACCCCGTTGACCGGCCCCCACGGGCCCTTGCCGTTGCGGTTGCGGGTGCGCCAGCCGGGCACCTCTACGACCTCGACGCCCTCCGCGACGAGACGGGCGAGGAGTTGAGCAGCAGTCATGGGCGGTGCCATGCGAACCTCCGTGGGAAGGCAGGGGCGGAAGGGGCAGCGGTGGCCGGGCATGCGCTCGGCGGCCGACGGGTCATGCCGCGGACTGGTGGATGACGAGCTTGAACTCCGCCAGGACCACCGCCGTCGGGTTGGGGGCGTCGTGAGCGACGCGGAGCGCGAGCGGGGTGTCCGGCCGGACGAAGATGCCGTGCCCGCCCTTGACCCAGCACTGCATGCCGATGGACGGGGGCCGGTGCTCCGTCGCCGTGGTGTCCACGGGCGTCGGGGAGCCGAGGGACAGCGGGTCACGCACGTACTGGTCCCGCAGCTCGACGTAGTCCCCCGACTCCCACTGCACCATCGCGTGCAGCTCGCCCCACCCGCCCATGGCGGGCCAGATCAGGCCGGACCGCTGGTCCGTGTCCCACGAGGTGATCGTGTACCCGTCCGGCTGCTGTACCTGGTGCATCTCCCACCGGTCGTACGACTCCCGGGTTCCGAAGGGAAACCGCACGATGTGGTAGCCGCCCGAGGGGATGACCTGCGGGGTGTCCCGCTTGAGCGAGCACACAAGAACGCCGCTGGTGTGCAAGTGGGCATCGGTGGCCAAGACAACTCCCGTAAGGGGTAGTTCCTCGGCCCGGCCCACAACCAGCGGCGTCCCCAGAGTGTAGGGCCTCTACTGCGGCCCGGCGTCGGACTCGGGTTCGACGTCCGGCCCGGTGTAGCCCGACATGCGGCGCGCGGTGTCCTCCGGCACCCCCGCCGCCCTCAGCGCCAGGTAGTCCGTGCGCGTCCGCTCCTCGTCGGCGGCGGCCCGCTCCGCCCGCTTCCGCTCCCGCTCGGCCTCCAGCTCCGCCAGGCGCTCGGCGTACTCCTCTTCCGACACCAGCCGGCCCGGCTTACCGAGGACCGGCTCCTCCCCGTTCGTCACCACGATCCGGCCCGTCGACCCGTCGTCGTAAATAGCCCAGTAGGCCACCGGCTCCCCGGCCACCTCGGCCCCGCTCACCGTCACGCCACCCATCTCGTTCTCCTTCACTGGCTGATCAGCAGGGCTCGGATGAACACCTGAATCCTGTTGTAGGTCGCCCCGCCGACGCCCCGGGAGAGGCGGACGGGAAAGTTCACAGTGGCCGTGGCGCCCGGCGCGAGCGCCAACGTGTGCTGGTAGAGCTTCGTGGTCTGGACGTGCGTGTCCTGAATCGCCGTCGTCCCGGTGTTGCGGAGGTACATCATTTCGTCGGTGTCCTGCGCGTACCCGGCGCCGGCCCCCACCGGGAGGTCAAAGTCGACGTCGGCCTCGCGCTCGACCAGGACCAGGGCGGGGAGGCACGGGTCCGGGTTGGTGACCTCCAGCGTGAACGGGGTATCCACGTCGGTCGGCGTGGTACCGGTCGGCACCTCCAGGTCCGGGTAGTCCCGGGTCTCGCTGTACGACACGAACGACACCTGGCCGCGCGGCTCGCCCCTCAGGACCCCGTCCGCGTCACACGTCACCACGGTCCCGGCATCCTCCGGCGGGCAGGCGTACGGCCACGCCGCCGTCGCCACCGCCAGCGGCGCCCCGGCCGTACCGTCCCCCGTCAGGCCGCACCCGGTCACGGGCGGCTCCGCGCTCACCACGTACGGGTCCGCGGCGGTCCCGGCCCCGGTCACCGAGACCCCGTCGCCGCCCTCCACCGACGTCGCGACGCCTTCGCCGCCGGCGGAGTTCACCACGTACGGGTCGGCGGCCGTACCGTCGCCGGTCACCGTGACGTTCGTGCCCGCCTCGACCACGGTCCGTTCCGCGCCGATCACCCCGGTGTCCGGGTCGTACGTCGCCCCCGGGCCGGCGGAGAGGCACGGCCGGACGTCGTCGCAGGACACCGGGGCCGCGGCGACCACGTACGGGTCGGCGGGCGTGCCGTCGCCGGTGACGGTGACCCGGTCCCCGGCCTCGACCACGGTCGGCTCCGCGCCGATCACGCCGGTGGCCGGGTCGTACGTCGCCCCCGGCCCGGCGGACAGGCAGGGGCGGACGTCATCGCAGGAGACGGGCACCACGCCCGCCTCCACCACGTAGGGGGCGCCCGCCGAACCGTTGCCCGTGACGGTGACGCCCGGGCCGGCGGTGACGAGACAGGTGCAGCGGGAGCCGCCGCAGCCGAATTGAGCCATGAGATCGCTCCAGGTGAGGAGGAGCCAGGCGCACGCCCGGCCCGAAGAGGTCAGGGGAGGATGGCGAGCTTGAACTCCGCCAGCGTCAGCCGGCGCGCGGTGCTGTCCGTGTGTCCCACCCGCAGCGCCAGCGGCATGTCCGGGCTGACGAAGATCTCGTGATGCTTCGTGAAGAACTGCGCCCCGGGGGACGGCGCGCGGTGGTCGGTGGCCGTGGTGTCCGGCGCGGTGAACGGCGCCCGCACGAACTGGTCCCGCAGCTCCCCGTACCCGCCCGCCTCCCAGTGGATGAGCGCGGTGAGCAGGCCCCACCCGGTGACGTTCGGCCAGATGAGCCCTGAGCGGTCGTTGGTCGCCCAGTCCACGACCTGGTAGCCGTCAGGCTGTACCGCGTCGTGCATGTCGTACGGGTCGTACGACTCGCCGGCGTACGGAAACCGCACGATGTGGTAAGAGCCGTCCGCCGGGATCATCTGCGGCGTGTCGACCTTGAGCGACACGACCTTGGTCACGAACTCCGGCACCGGCGGGTCGATGAGGTCTTCACGCGACACCACATAGGGGGCGCTGCTGGTGCCGCTGCCCTCCACCACCATCCCGGGCCCTGCCGTGATCAGGCAGGAGCACCGCTCACCGCCACACCCTGTCCGGGCCATGGGCCACCTCCGCGTTGACGCGTCAAGGCCCGGCCCACAACCAGCAGCGCTACCAGTCTATGGCGACGATCGCTCACCCGTAGAGCTCGACCATCACCATGCCCTCGCCGCCCTCCATCCCCGTCTCGGGCTGGCCCATGGACAGGGCGCCGCCGGCGCCGCCGCCGTACCCTCGCGGAGCCGTCCCCGGCCCCGCCGTGCTCCGCCCGAACCCCCCATGGCCGAGGTGCGACTCACCGCCTACTCCAGAGAGTCCCTGCGTGCCGGACAGGCGCAGCGCGCCGCCACCGGCGCCGCCGCCGGACGCCCAGTCACCGGACCCGGCGTTGGGCGCCGGGATACCGTTCGCGGTCAGGGCAGTGGTGCCGCTGGTCATGTTGGCCGATCCGCCCTCGCCGCCGGGTGCGACGACGAACCCGCCGAAGGACGACGTACCGCCGGTCCCGCCGGCGCCGGTCGCGGACCCAGCCGCACCGCCGGCACCCACCACGACGCTCTCCACCGCGCCGAGGTCGGCGGCATCGATGAGCCGTTCCCCGTAGCTGCCCCCTGCAGCACCCGGCCGCGCCACCAGCTCATTGTTCGCGGCGTTCGCCCCGGCCGAGCCGCCACCGGCACCCTGCACCCGCACCCTGACCCGCGCCAGCCACGGATAGTCGGCCTTCCGGAACTGGTAGCTGCCGGCGTTCTTGAACTCCAGCACGTCCCGTAGACCCTGCTGCCCGGGGATGAGGTCCAACTCCCCGTCGCCGTTGACCGTGAAGTAACTCCCGCTTGCGCAGACCGACGCCACAACGCACTCCTTGACCCGTGTTCTCGGCCCGGCCCACAACCAGCGGCATCAAGCCCCAGGTTAGACGGCCCCGGGGGGTGCCTCGCCGGGCCGGGAGCCGGTGACGTGGACGCTCGTGCCCTCCGGCGCCTCCACCCACCGCGTACCGCGCCCGTGCCGCACCAGCGCCCACACCCGCAGCACCACCCGGCCAGGCGTAGCCTCCTCGACCGCCACCGTGTACGGGCCCTCGGCCCCGGCGGCGACGGCGGAGACGACCAGCGAACCCAGGGACGGGTCCGGGCACCACACGGCCCGCCCACCGTCGCCCTCGACGGCCACGACCTCGGCCGCGACGGTCCGCCCCGGCGCCCCGGGCGGCCCCTCCGGGCCCTCCTCCCCACGCGGCCCCTCCGGGCCCGCCTCGGGCGCGGCCCGACGCCGGTTACTCATCCGCCGCGTGCGCTGGTCCAGATCCCGCAGCACCCCGGACAGCGGGCTCCCCGTCGACCGCCGCGCCGACGACCCTCGTACCGCCACCTCACACCCCCGCCGGGACCAGCTGCACGCGGACGCTCTCGCCCTGCCCGCTCTCCGTCACCTTCACGCCGTACACCTTGAGGCTCTGCGACACCGTCCGGCACGTGGTCGTCGTCATCACGTCCACGCAGTACCCCGGGACCAGCGAGGGCACGTCCACCGAAGCGTCCGGCGACAAGGTGGTCTCGTTGCTGGTGTCGATGAACGTCGGCGCGGGGAACGCGCCTCGCAGCCGGGAGCGGGCGCCGGCGGCCGCGCTGCCGTTGTCGAGGACGCTCGTCTCCTCCGATACCCGCTCCAGCAGCCCGTAGTACGGGTCGATGCCGCCGGCCTCGCCCTTGATGTCGCCCTCCTCCGCGCCGTGGAGGACCCACCGGGTGGCGAGGGACGCCCCGTCCTCGGACACCTCCAGCCCGGCCGGGAAGTCCGCGTCCGTGAGGGAGCCGACGCGCTCGCAGTGGTCCTCGCCCATGAGCAGGATGCGGCGGCCCACCGCCGTGTAGTCGAGGCCGGTGTCCGCGAGCGCTCGCAGGTGGTCACCGGTCTGCCCCACGTCCCGCTCGTACCGGCGCAGGCCCCGGACTCCGGACTCGTCGAGGATCTGCACCAGGTGCCCGGGGTCGTGCGGGGCGAACCCGTCTCGGATCAGCGCCGCCGCGACGTGGACGAGGTCGGTGTCCGGGAACACCATGTCGTCGTGGGGCACGCGCCGGTCGAGCCAGCCGAGGACGTCCACCGCCTGGAGCTCGACGGCGCCGAGGCGCCACGTCGGGGTCACGATCGGCCCCTCCCACACGCCCTGGCCGTCCCGGAAGATCTGGAGGTCGTGGCGCCACGACCGGACCCGGGACAGAGCCTCGCAGCAGTCCCCCTCCGGCTGGATGACCACGCTCGCCGTCGAGGTGTCGTCCAGTACGCGGGTCCACTCCACGGAGGTGAGGACGTCGGCCTGAGCGACGAGCGCACCGTTCCGGTCGACCACCCGGGCCGTGTGCCGGCCGCAACCAACAGGCATGGGGCTCCCCTTCTATGTGACGGCGCCCGGCCCACAACCAGCAGCCGGGCCAGAGTAGCGGGGGTCAGTAGGTGCGGCCGGAGAGGCTGATGGCCACCGTGGCGTCGTCGGCCGGGGTGAAGATCGCGTCAGCTGAAATTTCGACGCAGTAGCGGGCGCAGGTCAACAGCGGGAAGTCCAAGGGACCGCCGTCGCGACCGAATGCATCCGGGGTGAGGCTCGCGCCGCCGGGGCAGTCGACCGTGGCCCGGCCCACCTGCCCGTCCAGCGTCATCACCCCGCCGCGCGGCACATAGCCGACCTCGTACACCGCCGCCGGGTCGCACCGCTCCTGCTGGACGACCTCCTCGCACGTCATGCCCTCGTGGGCCGCCGTCCGCTCGTAGAACGTGATGGTGACCCGGCGGAGGGTCTGCGACCCCGCCCGCACCTCGATGACCGGCACCGACCCGAACCAACGCGGCCAGTCACTCAAGTCCAGCTCGTACACCTCAGCGTTGACCGCCAGTGCCCGGCACCAGCACGTCTCCGGCGGTGGCGGCACCGGTGGCGTGGGTGTCTGGCACCGGTCGTCGGTGCACAGTTCCTCCGCGCTCGGGCACGGCGCCAGACGGCACGTCTCGCACGGCGGCTCCACCGGCTCGTCCGACCACACCACCCCGCACGTCGCGTCGCCCTCGGTGAACTCCACCGGTACCGCGCCCGGCGGGCACGCCTCGTCACTCGGCTCCAGGCACACCGGCTTCGGGGGGCGGGGCGCGCCCGGGGTGTGCACGCACCACACGATGCACTCGGTGTCGTCGTCCGTGGGCACCGCCACGTCGAGGACCGGCACCGGGTCCCGCCACAGCCACGGCGTGCCGGCGGTGAGGATGAACTCCACCTCCAGGATGTCCGCGCCGATCTGGCAGCCGCCCGACCCCGAGCAGCCGTCACCGTGCCGGGCCGTCACCCTCGGCCCGTCGACCAGCGCCACCCGGCGCAGCGTCCGCCGGTGCGCGGCCGCGAAGTCCTCCGGGTCCTGCGCCGCCGACGGGCAGCAGTCGTAGACGGTCAGGCAGTCGCCGCTACAGCCGCTTCCCGCGCACCCGGCCAGCGCCTCCCCGAGCCACCGCAGGCCGTACGCGACGCCGCAGCACGTCGACCCCAGCAGCACGGCGGAGACGGTGAGGGTGCGTGGCTGTTCCCGGGCCGGGCCGATCGCGGCCCCGCCCAGCACGCCCGTGGTCACCTCCCGCGCCACCGGGTGGTCGTCCAGGCCCTCGACGTCGAGGACCAGGAGCCCGGCGAACTCTCCGGAGGCGGGGGTGTCGGGGTCGTACCAGGGCGCGTCATCGGCCGCCGGCGTCGTGTACGGCTCGTCCCCCACCAACGCGGCGTCGAAGGTGGGGCAGCCGCAGACGGACGGGGAGTCCAGCGGGCTCCCGATGGATTCGAGGTACGCCTGTAGGCGGGCGTGGTTGGCGATCTCCGTCCCCGCCAGGTTGAGGTAGCCGTCCAGGGCCATGGTCAGACCACCGCCGCCGAGGTGAGCCGGTGAATGACCCGGTGTGCCGTCATGTGCGCGTCTCCAACCTCGTTGATGTTCCAGGTGTGGTGGTGGACCGCCTTCGGGCCGCCGGTGCCGGGCGCTCCGGCGTCGGCGCCGAGGACACCGGCGCGGGTGAGCATGTCGACCAGCCCGGACTGTTGCGCGAGCTGCTGGGCACGGCGGGGCCGGGTCAGGGGGATGACGACCTCGGGGCCGGCCTCGCCGATGAGGGCGGGCGTGGCGCTCGTGACGATCCCGCCGTCCGCGAACGGCAGCAGCTTGCGGACGCCGCTCGGGAGACCGGATTTGATCTTGCCCATGATCTGGCTGCCGATGTTGCCGACGGCGGAGATGATCTTGCCGGGCAGGCCGCGGAAGAGGTCCACGATGCCGCCGATGAGGCCGGACACGGCGCGGCGCGCGGCCCCGGCGGCGCGGCTGAACACGCCCGCGATCCGCGATCCGAGCGAGCTGAGGGCGTCGGCCGCGCGGCCGGGCAGGGTGCGGAAGAACCCGACCGTGTCCGACAGCCACGACGTCACCCGGGCCCGGGCAGCGGTGAACCCGGACGCCAGGGCGGAGAGCAGCATCGAACCGAACGCGGAGAGGGCGGAGTACACCCGGCCCGGCAGCGCCGAGAACCACGACGCCGCCTGAGAGATCCACGAGGAGATCCGGGCCGAGGCGGAGGCGAACGCGGCCGACAGCGCGGACAGCAGGTACGTGCCCAGGCTGCCCAGGGCGGCCCAGATCCGGCCCGGCAGCGCAGCGAACCACGCCACGACCGTGGCGCCGGCCGACGCCAGCCAGCCCGTCACCGACGCCCACCCGGTCTGGAAGGCGGACACCAGGGTGGAGCCCAAGCTACTTAGAGCGGCCCAGATCTTGAGCGGCAGCTCCGTGAAGATGTAGACGAGCCCGGCCACCGCGGTGAGCAGCCCAATCGCGACGTAGGCCACGGCCGAGGTGAAGGCGTCGAGGAGGAGACCCGGCAGCGCGGCCAGACCGGCGACGATCTGCCCGGGGAGCTGGACGAAGAAGTCCAGCACCGCGGAGGCCCCGGACGCTACGGCCTCGCGGGCCGACACGAACAGGCCGGAGAAGAACCCGCCCACGGCCGAGCCGAGTCCGGACAGGGCCTCCAGCGCCCGCCCTGGCAGGCCGGCGAAGAAGGCGACGACGGCGTCGACACCGGACGATGCGGCGCCGGTGGCGGCCTCCCAGGCGGAGGCGAGGGCGTCGAGGATGGCGCCGCCCAGCTCCGCGCCCCACCGGGGGATGGTGTCGGTGAAGAAGCCGGCGACGGCGTCCCAGGCGGTCTCCAGGTACGGGAGCAGCTTGGCGCCGATGCCGGTCAAGGCGCCTGCCACGGCGGTGAGGAGGAGACCGCCGATCACCAGCGGCAGCGCCGCCGCCCCCGCGATGATCTTGAGGATCAGCGGGCCCCAGATGTCGACCCGCTGACCGATCTCCGACGCCAGCCGGAACACGGCGGCGAACACCTTCGGGCCGTACTCGACAATGCCGTCCTGGATGGACGTGGCGATCTTGACGCCGGTCGCCTTGAGGTCGGGGAGTGCGTCCTCGATGGCCCGGCCGACGTCGGCAAACTGGCTGAAGTCCCCGGTGAACAGCCCCTGGAACGCCTGCTTCAGCTCGCGGCCGATCGTGCCCAGCTTCGCGCCGAGGTTGTCCCGCAGAGCGTCCCCGGCCCGGTCTGCGGCCCCACCGAATCCGTCCAGCTCCTTCGCCGCGGTGTCGAGGTCGAGCGCGGAGAGCGCGGACGCCATGTCCTCGGCCTTCGTGCCGAACAACCCTACGGCGGCTTGGTTGCGCTCTAGGGGGTCCTCGATGTCCTGGAGGGCGTTGAAGATCTCGGTGAGCGCGGCCCGGGCCTCGGGCCCGCCCTTGGCGAACGCCGAGGAGAGCTTGTCCGCGTCCAGGCTCATCGCCTTGAACGCGTCCACCACCCGCTCGCCGCCCTGCGCGGCCTCGATGGAGAACTCCTTGAGGGAATCGGCGATCACGTCGGAGTCCCGGGCGCCGGCCTTGAGCCCCTGCTGAATGAGGCCCAGCGACTCCTGGGCCGACAGCCCGAGCTGCTTGAACTGGACCGGATACTCGGTGTACGTGTCCAACAGGTCTTCGGCGACGTTGCCGCCCTGCTGAACGCTCTTGGTGAGGAGGTCGATCCCCTCCGCCGCCGAGTCGACCAACCCGGCCTTCACCATCGTGCCGACCGCACGGGCGGTCTTCCCGATGTCCTCCTCCATGAGGCGGCTCAGGTCCGCCACCTGCGTGGAGACCGCCTCCAGAGCGGGGATGTCGCCCGGGGCGGCCAGGCCGTTGCGGACGGCGGCCTGGACCGCCGCCGTGCCCTCCTCGATCGTCTCTACGACACCCCGGGCGTAGAGCTGCCCGACGACCCGGCCAGCCTGCGCCGCGACACCGTCGGACACCCCGAGCGCGGCCCGGAGCTGCCCCTCGATCTGCTGGTGCTCAATGACCCCCTCGATACCGGTCATCAGGGCCTTACCGATCACCGCCCCGAACCCCGCCACGGCGGCGACGATGGCGCCCCACGGCCCGGCCGCCGTGAGCGCGCCGGTGAGCCCGCCGAGGACGGCCGAGCCCGCCGCCCCGCCGGCGGCGGCCGCGGCCCCGCCCGCGCCGACCGTCACCGGGACGTTCACCTCGGTGCCGGCAAGGTCGGCGATCTGCTGCCGTACCCCGCCGTCGTCAAGGGTGAGCTGTACCTCGACCCGGGGAGCGTCCAGCGAGGCGAGCTGGGAGCGGACGCGGGAGAGGTCGGCCTCCACCTCCACCGGGATCGTCGGCGGCGCCACCGACCGGAGCGCCGCCTCGATCTCCCGCACCAGGGCCCGGGCGTCGGCCCGGACCTGGATCTCCGCCTCTACCCCGCGCAGCCGGTCCCGGAGCGACCGCAGGAACCCGCCCGTGTCCGGCGCGACCGGCGTCTCCACCGTGCCACTACCGCCACGGCGTAGCTCCCGCTGGAAGTCGTCCATATCGGCCGACACCCGCACGTCGACCGCGCGCAGGCCCCGCACCCGGTCCCGGATCTCCCGCTCGAAGCCACGGAGGTCGGGCTCGATGTCGACGGACGCGGAGAGCCCGCGCAGACCGCGGGCGAGGTTGCGGCGGAGGTTGCGGCCGATGTTCCGGGTGGAGCGGGTGAGGGCCCGCTCGATGTCCGCCCCGACGCTTCGGGCTTCCCGCTCCGCGCCGCTGTCGTCCAGCTCCAGCGTGATCCTGGCTGAGCCGTAGTCGACCTCTTCGCCGGCCATGGGCAACCTCACGGAACTCGTGATGGTCGCCCGGCCCAGAACCAGCGGCGTGACCGGCACGACGGCCGGTCACGCCCAGGTTATCCGGTGGACGGGTCACCGCCGCGGGCCCGCGAACCGCTCCTCCTCGGCCGCGAGCTGCGCCACGAGGGCCTGCGCCTGGCCCAGCGCCATCCCGCCGCCCGGCCCCGCCGGCGCCCGCCGCTCCGCCGCTACCCCGGCCACTGGCCCGCCGTCGGCGTCCTTACGGGCCGGGCGGGTCGCCCCGACCCGGCGGCGCCCCGTGCCGCCCGCAGGCGCGTACAGGTCCGCTCGGATGCGTTCCTGGGCCGCCTCGTCCTCGGCCGACGCGAGGATGTGTGCCTCAGCCGCGTTCAGGAGGCGGCGGAGCGGCCAGCCGTGCGGGTCGACCCCTTGGAGCGCGAGGTGCCCGTCCCACGCGTCCCACCCTTGCGCGAGGCCGTCGAGGAGCCGCCAGACGACGTAGGAGGGCGGCGGCCCCCCGTGTAGAGCTCCACGGTCCACTCCAGGAGCTCGACCAGGACGCGGTCCGGTAGGCGTAGCGCCCACACCGGCCGGGCGCCGCCTCCCTTGACCCTCTCCGCGTGCGCCTTCGCTTCGTCCCACGACGGGAAGGAGTTCACGGTCTTCCCGCCGCGTACGACGTCCACGCGCGTGATGAGCTCCGCCGACTCCGGCAGCATGAGGCGCGACAGGAACACCCGGAGCCCGCTGCTCGCCGCCTTGACCTTCTCCACGTCGGCGCCCTCCAGGTCATCGACGTCCACACCGGTCTCCGCCTTCTGCATGTCGCGCATCTCGGCGTAGGCGTCCAGGTACTCGTCCCCCATCACCTCGGCCAGGAACTGGAGCTCCAGGCCGAGCGACGGCAGTTCAGCTACGTGCGGCTCGGTGGCGAGCGCGAAACTCTTCCTCACGGGTCTGCCCCTCGTGCGGCCGCTCCTCGCCCGGCCCACAACCAGCAGCGCGGCGGCCCCAGCAGGGTAGCCGCCCCCACGGCCCCCGCAACGGCACGAAGGCCGCTCCCGCCCTCCCGGCATGAGGGGCCCCCGGGAAACCCGGGGCGAGGGGGAGCGGCCTCCGCCGCTGCACTGATCAGCTCGGAGCAGCGTGGCACGACCGGCCCCGGCGGTCAAACACCCGCCTGGGCCGGCCTACCGCCCCTGCTCCAGGGCTCGTTTCATGAAGTCGTTGGCCTTGGTGCCAGGGTGCCTAACGAGCTTGGAGTAGACGACTCGTCCGCCGATCTGGAACCGCAGCACGTTCCGCCGGCGCGGCCGAATGAGGTGCGGCCTCGTGCCGTCGAGCACGAAGCGGACGGCATGGTGGTTGCACACGACGACGCCCCGGAGCCCGCCCGGGCCGTTCTCCACCCGCCAGTCCACGTAGTCCCCCATCGACCCGGGCGCCTCCCGCGCGGCGATGTCCGCCACCCTCCGGGTCCGCTCCCGTAGACGCCGCTCCACGGGCCCGTTGCGGAGCCGCAGAAGCCGCGCGACGGCGCCGGGGCGGACGGTCACCTGGACGCTCACGGGGACTCCTCTCCGGGGCACTGCCCGCAGCCGGGAAGCGCGACGGTGACCCGCTGCTCCAGGCCGGCGCACCCGCCCTGAGGGCCGATGATCGTCTGTGCGCCGAGGACGAACCGGCGCGGGCGGCGCGGGTTGGGGCTGAGGCCGGGCAGGCAGCACCAGAGCGCGGAGTAGACGGTGGCCGCGTCCACGTGGATCGTCCGCGCCGCCTCGTTCAGCTCCTCGCAGGTGGGCGCGCAGCCGCTCTCGTCCACGGTGGGGACGCACCGCAGGAGGGTCACGACCAGCTCCACGGCGGTGATGTGCGGCGGGGTGCACCCCCGCACGCCCTGCACACTGACGTCCTGAGCCGGGAACCGATCCGGGCTGGACGGGAAGACGCGGGCGATGTTGACGGTGAGCTGTCCGGGCGGGCCGCCGGCGCAGCCGCCGAGGGCGTCGCACTCGTCCCACGCGGGCGTGCCGGGGACCACGCAGGCCCGGCAGGGGCATCCGGCCGCGCCGTCCACACCGTCCGCCACGGCGGCGTCCAAGGCAGCGCACACGCAGCCGAGGACGGCCTCCGCGAGGTCGTGCACCGCGAGCGGGGAGAGCGGCATCAGGGGGCCTCCTACGGCCAGACGGTGAAGCGGGGGCGGCGGTAGTCCGGGGAGTAGACCCGGGACGCCGAGCGGAGCGCGTACGGGTTGACGGCCTTGATCCAGGCGTCCGCGACGGGGAGACCGGTCAGGCCCTCCGCGTACATGAGCGTCACGTCCTGCCGCTCGATCTCGACGCCTTGCCGGGAGACGCGGGTGGCGCGGGGGTTGGCCTTGCAGCCGCACGACCCGCCGCCGGCGCCGCAGCCGCGCAGGAGGTGGCAGGTGAGTTCCGAGACGGCGGCCACCGCCGCGTCGTCCAGCTCCAGACCCCACCGGTAGGTGACCGTAAGGGTGCCCGGCGCGCCCTCGGGCTCCGCCATCTCCTGACACGTCGGCCAGCGGGCGCCGCCGAGCCGCACCAGCCGCCCCGGGGCGTCGAGCCGGTACTCCAGCCCGGGCGCGAGGACCTGGCCGCCGTCGTTGACCTCCACGACGTCGTAGACCGGGCCGGGGAGGTAGATCTCGGACAGCTCCCCGCAGGAGCACGACGACTTGCAGCCGCACAGGGAGGCGTTCCGCCAGATGCCGGCGCCGTCGATGTACGGCACCCACCCGCCCGTAGACGCCCCCGGCATCGCCTGGAACGACAGCGGCGCGCCGCCGTCGAGGCAGGAACGGGAGCAAGGCCGGACGGTCACCGGGCACGGCCCGTACCGCATCCCCGTGAGGTGCCACAGGATGATGGAGGCGACGCGGGTCCACCGCTCGACCTCCTCCGGCGGGTATTCGTCGGTGTCGCAGCAGAGCACCGTGGGCCACGGGGAGCAGGGCCCGACGCGCAGGCTCATCCGCGCCCCCTCTCGTACCGGGACGGCTTCCAAAACGCCTGACGCAGGTAGTTGCCGACGGCGCCCCGGGCGAAGGTGTCCGGCATGGTCGACAGGAACCCGCTGGCGGTGTCGAAGCCCGGGGCCCGGTGGATCACCTTCACGTCCGCCATCCGCTCCCCGCCGATCCCGGCAGGGACGCCGTACGCCGTCCGCTTGTGGAGGACGTCGAGGTGGCGGCCGGCCTCCAGCGCGGCGAGCATCCCGCCCTTGTCGACAGGGAGGGGGACGTGGAGCTCGTACGAGAGCGGGTCGGGGTGGCCGAGGTCGGCCAGGAGGTCCCGGGTCTCCCGCAGGCCGCGCAGGTACAGGCCGTTGCCACGTGACGCGTAGTACGCCTCGACCTCGGCGACCGGCCCCCGGTGGTAGACGGGCATGGCGGCCAGGCGGCGGAGGACGAAGAAGTCGTCATTGCAGTAGACGAACTGGTCGGACACGTCCGGGTGGAGGCACGCCGCCTCCATGGCCGTGGTGGTGTTCGCGTACTTGGTGCCGCCCTGGCGGGTGCGGATGTGCTCGACGTTGGCGGCCCACGACGGCCGGGCGCCGACCAGCCACACCCGCCGGTGCGGGAGGTTCGCCGCCCACGAGCGGAGCGCATAGCGCAGCTGCTCGTGGACGACGCCCTCCCGCACCGGCACCACAATGTCCGGCGCGGCCATGGTCAGGACGCCACGCAGAAGTCGCCGGCGACCGGGATGTAGGTGTTGGAGGTCTCCGGCGGGGCGACCGAGGTGATGAACATCCGCCGGTGGCAGGTGGAGCCGAGCGGGGCGAGCATCGGGCCGGGCGTGCCGCCGGCGTCGATGGCCTGGACGTCGTACGGACCGGTGCCCCACTTGCCGCCCGCGCGGGTCGCGCCGGTCAGCTCCAGGTTCACGGCCTCGTTGGCGAGCTCGACGTCCCCGAGGATGCCGTTGGTGACCCACGGGAGGAGGAAGTACACCCACGCGCCCTCGGCGGCCTCGTCCTCGCAGACGTCCGCGCCGAGCACGTCCGTCCACACCTCCAGCGCGAAACCGGAGTTGCAGGGGATCGAGCACGAGTCGAAGCCGATCGGGCGGCCGTCGTAGTCGAAGTAGACCGGGCTGCCGGTCATGATCTCGATGAGCTCCGGCGACGCCTCGAAGAACCCGAACGTCAAGTCGTAGCCGTTGAGGGTGGGGCAGCCGCGCTTGAACCCGCACTGGCGGCCGTTGGCGGCGGTGAACGTGATGTCCTCCCCCTCCTCGATGTTCGCCGCCATCGAGACGGAGGCGAAACAGTCGGTGACGAACGACGAGTCCTCACCGCAGACGGGGCGACCACAGCCGTCCACGCGCGTGACGCGCACCGTGGCGGCATTGGAAATGAGGGGTGCTGGCACTGGGGCCCTCCAACAAACGAGGAGTTGGAGCTCGGCCCACAACCAGCAGCGAGGCGGAGCCCGGCCCAGAACCAGCGGCTACCACTACCAGGAGTCTAGCCGGGCTCACCCGGCCCCAAGCGGGTCAGCACCCGCCCTGGGGCCGGTCACAGCGCAGCGACCGCCTGAGCGTGCACGGTGACACCGGCTGCCGCCCCGCCCACAGCGAGGACCCCGATGCCCAGGAGCGTCACGCCGGTGGACTGCGCGACGTTCACCGTGGTGGCCGCTGCGGAGTTCGCGGTGATGGCGGGCGAACCGAACGCGCTCCCTCGCTTCCGGTCAGACTTCCCTGGTCGAAGTGACGATGAAGTCATGGCCCGCCGCCCCGGTGAAAGCGAACTCGTCTTGCAGCGTCTCGCCGTTGTCGCCTCCGTGGTCCACGGACCAGGACAGCGACGTCCCGGCAGGGAGCGCCACGGCCGCGCCGCCGCCGACGCTCACCGCAGGGGCGCCCGCGTACACGATGACGGTCACCGACCGGGCCCCGGCCGCGATGGTCACGGCACCCGCACCGGTCTGTCGCTGGATCGTGGAGGAGACTCCCGGGTTAACGGAGGACGTCTCCTCACAGCGGTGGACGACGCCGGTCGGCACGTAGACCGTGGTGCCATCGAGCTCGGTGTCCGTGGTGACCGGGACACCATCCTCCGTGGTGTACCGGCGCAGGAACTGCTGCACGTCGTCACAGAGGAGCTCGTACTCGTTGTCGGGGCGGGCGACGGCCACGCTGCCGTTCGTACCGGACATCAGCAATTCTCCCTCGGGTCGGTTGAGCAGGACGACCAGGCGGCCGGGGCGCTAGTCGCTGATCTTCTTGAACGCGAGGCGGGTGTTGCCGGCCTGGAGACCGGTCGTCGCGACGGGCGTGCCGTTGGCTCCGACGAGAGCGACCTCCAGGCGGATCACCGTGAGCCCCGGCACCGTCAGGAACCGGTGGAACGTCGACAGGTCGGCGTCGGACTTGGAGGTCGACGGGTTGTTGTCCTTGTTGTGCTGCGCCGTGTACTGGGTACGGAAAACCGCACCGCCTACGGTGACGTTGAACAGCCGGCCGAGGATCGCGATGCCGTAGTTCCCGCTCGACGGGTTGGTCGAGATCACCGTTTGCAGCGTGGCGCTGATCTCGTAGACACCGGCCTCCGGCAGCGCGATCGTCAGGGGAGTCGCGACCCATTCCCCGCTCGGCGAGGCCGCGAGATCTACGAACGTTTCGAGGTACTGCTCGTCGAACACGGGCGTGAGGCGTGCCCCGACCTGCCACTCCTGCGGGCAGTCGGTGCCGGCCGGGGCGACGACGTCCACGTTCACAGACCGCCCGGTGCCCACCTCCGTGCCCGGGGCGACGCCTTCCAGGGCCGTGGCAGGGACGAGGAGACCGCCCGGCCCCTCGGTCAGGGAGTTGCACGGGTCAGGGTCCACGGTGACCGCAGCGGCGGCCACACCGATTCCGGCGTTTGTTCCACTCATGGCGTGTACGTCCAGTTCAGGAGGAAGGTGGTGGTGGCGTCGGCCCCGGCGAACGAGGCCGCACTGAGGGCGGTGTCGGTGTCCTTGGTGACGGACCAGGTGAGCGTCACCCCGGCAGGGATCGACACGGCACTGCCGTCCGTCATCGTCGCCTCGACCGCCCCGGCGAGGGCGGAGAGGCTGACGGACTGGAGGCCGGGGAACTCGGCGGCGAGGTCCTGTGTCGCAGTGCCCGTCACGGCCCGCACCCCGGTGTCGACGGCCTGCCCGCTGTCCGGGTCCGTCGGGCTGATACCGCCGTCGCACGCCGTCAGGTCACCCTCGGGCTCCTCGATCTCCACACCGTCCGCGTCCAGCCAGCTGACGGTGGTGGAGCCGTCGCACTCCTGAGTGAACCGCTTCGTGAACACGGTCTCCGTGCGGCTGGTCGCCGGGGTGAGCGTGTAGACCTGCGTCGGCGCCTCAGTGCGGAACATGACCATCTGCCCGTACACACGGTTCGGGTCGACGCTGGCCGTCCGGATGAAGAACAGGCACGAGCCGTTGTAAGCCGCCTCCCACGACGAGGACGGGTCGATCACGCCCAGCGCGGCAGCCCACGCCCCGTGGAACTGGTCCGCGTTGCCGCCACAGCCGGTCGCCACGAACTCGGCCGGACCGCCGGTGATCTGCTCCGTCCCGTCGATGATCCACGACGTGATCCGCCAGTTCCCGGCACACGCCGCCATCGAGGCGGGATCGACCTGCCCACACGTCCCGCCCCGCGTGTTGTCGTACGACGCCTGAGCGGTCACCAGGGACCAGCACTCCGTGCTGTACGACGACGGACAGTCCCCGACCGAAGCACAGTCCGTGACCGTCCCGGCCGGCACGTATGCGGTGACGCCGTCCAGCATGGTGTCGGTGACGGCGACGGTCCCGCCGGTGCAGTCGTGACACACCGTCCGCAGGAACGGCACGGGGGCGCTGCCGGGGACGACGTCGCACAGGACCAGCGGGGCGCACTGCTCGCAGGTCGAGGCGTCGCCTGACTGACCGCCGCCCCCGCACGTGCTGTGTGCGGTGCAGGAGGCGACCTCGCCGACCGGGGTGTACGGCAGCCCGTCGTAGCCGGTGTCCAGGACGTCGACCAGGTCGCCGGTCACGCAGTCCCGGCGGATCGTCCGCAGGAACGGAGTCCCGCATCCGGCCTGCGGAAACGTGAGGCTGACCGTGAAGCCGTCGGCGGTCCACGCCTTGAGGCCCTGGTGCTTGGTCTCCAGGTCCATCTCGATGGCGATCGTGCCCGCGAGAAGGTCCGCGCGGGAGACGTCAGCGGTCACGGTGAACTGGGCGGTGCCCCCGACCGGCGTAGCGGTGATCTGGTTGGCGTCGAGGATCGTGGTCCCGTTGTAGAGGGTGAACCGGCCGGTGACTCCCTGGCCGACTGCCGGCCCCGTGTTCGTCACCGTGGCGGCGACGGTCAGCGTCATGGTGTCCGGCCAGTCCCCGCACGGCGGGCACGTGCCCTCGGGCAGGGTCAGGACGGCGGCCGTGTACCGGTGGGTCGGGTCTGCGGTCGTCTCACCGCCGGGCGGCCCGTCCACGGTGATCGGCCCGCCGTCGAAGAACGGTTGCGGGTCGGCCAGCACGACCAGCTTGGTGACGCCGTCGCCGGTCTGGAAGTACGGCGTCGGGTCCGTCGCCGTCGCCGCCACCAGGCCCCCGGTGTCGACCGGGGTGGTGTCGCAGAGGGTCAGCGTGGTCGAGGAGCGGCACGGGTCAGGGTCCGCCGGGTAGCAGACCCCGACGGCCCCGGCCGGTGTGTACGGGGTGCCGTCCAGGGTGTAGTCCGAGAAGCCTACGAGGGCCCCGTTCTCGTCCCGGGCGTAGTCCCGGACGAACGCGGTCACCGTGCCGTCGGTGGCGGTGTCGCACAGCTGGAGGATGTCCCGCTCCGGCTGCTCGACCCCGGCCGGGCAGACCGTGACAGTCCCCGCCGGCACGTAGGTGCCGCCGGTGATGGCGTCGACCAGGCGCACGGAGTCAATCGTGCCGTCAACGGCGTAGCTGTACTCGACGAGGACCAGGCCGACGACGTCACCGGCGCCGTCGATGTCGCAGAACGTGCCGCTTACGGTGATGCTGCGCGATTCCCCGCACGCGACAGCCCCGGCCGGGACCGTACCGGCAGACCACGCCCCTGTGGTGAGGTTGATCCACCCCTCCGACGTGACGACACCGTCGCAGTCCCGCACGACGGTGACCGCGATCGGAGTGCCGTCGGCGAGGCACAGGCCGACCGTCGCCGTCGGCGTGGTCAGCGCCGCACAGTCCGAAGACGCCGACCCCGACGCGCACGGCTGGAGCGTGCCCGTCGGAACGTACACAGCGCCGGTGACCGGGTCCACGGTGCGAGTACCCAGCCGGACCCCGCTGCTCGTGTCGTACACGGCTTCGACCAGTACAGCCGCGGCGACCGTGCCGTCCGGCAGCACATCGCACAGGAGAGTCCCCTCCGCGTCCACGCGGGGCGTTGCCGCCGCCCCGGAGACGATCACGGGCCCCTGCCCGCAGCATCCACTCACAGCGTTACTCCTTGAGTCCAGGTGATCGTGACGGTTCCGCTGGTCGCGGTGATGGCGAGCGGGCCGGTCAGGGCCGCATCGATGTCCCGGGCGACAGACCAGGTAACGGCCTCGCCCGGGTGGAGGGTGCTCGTCCCGTCCAGGGTGGTGACCGTGCCGCTACCGCCATGGGCGACGGCGGTCACCGACTGGAGGGTGGGGAACACGGACGCATCCCACGGCCCCGCACCGGGGGCGAGCTCGACGCGGCGGGCCTGGACGCCGATCGCAGGCTCGGCGCCCTCGTCGGTCTCCGCGCAGTCGATCGGGGCGACCGGCGCGTACGGGGCATCCAGCTCGGCCGTGTAGGTGCCCAGGCTCGTGAGGGTGCCTTCACAGTCGACGGCCAGGAACTCGACGTAATCCGTGTCCGCGATGCCGTCGCCGTCCGCGTCGTCACAGCGGCAGACCTGGAACACGGTGTTCGCCGGACAGTCCTCGGCAGTCGCGCACAGACCGGCCGTGCCGGTGACTACGTACGGCGTGGTGCCGTCCAGGGCGGTATCCGCGACAACCGGGGTACCGCCTCCGGCCGGGAATGTGAGGCGGCGGAGGAACGGCGTGACGGCTCCGCCTGTGGTGACGTCGCATAGGGAGATGACCTCGGTGTCCGGCTCCACCGGCTCCGCGTCCTCGGCGGAGGGCTGGCAGACGCCGACGAGCCCGGTGGGCGTGTACGGCGTCTCTCCGTCCAGGAGGGTGTCTGTCGTGGAGACGACGACCCCGGTGCAGTCCCGGCACACGGTGCGCAGGAACGGGCCGCCTACGGAGACGTCCAGCGCACCGAACTCCCAGTTGCCGTAGCGCCGGCACTCCACGCTGAGCACCCGGGGGCCGAGGTACTTGAGCGTGAAGGTGGACACCCCGGTCACACGGAACCGGGCGGAGGCCGCGCGGGTGGGGGCGTTGAGGGTGCAGCCAGCACCGGTGAGGGAGGGGCCCCCGGTCAGGACGCTGGTGGTCTGGCTGTAACTGTACCCGGGCGGCAGGCTGAGCGGCACAGCGCCCGGCGGGAGCTGAACCGTGTTCTCTCCTGGCGCGGTGCCGGTCGAGTAGGTCAGGGCAACACTGAAATCGACGTTCACCGGCTGGTCGAACGTCCAGCGGGTGGTGGGCACGTTTGGGTTGGGGAAGAGTGCGACGCCCCACCAGGAAGCGCCGTCGCTCTGCCGGCCCGGGACAAACGGGTTCGGGGCGGTGACGGCGTACGTGACGCCGTTGGAGAGCGTCCCGGTGGAGGTGGCCCCGGCAATGGTCGCCGGGGGGAGGCCGTTGGTGTCGCAGAGGACGGCCGCCTCACAGCTCTGGCACGGAGCGGCGGCGCAGCGCCCCACGGTGCCGGTCGGCCCGTAGGGGGCGCCGTCCAGGAGGTAGTCCGTGTGCCCGGTGATCGCGCCGTTCTCGTCGCGCCGGTAGTCCCGGACGAACGGCGTGCTCGTGCCGTCAGGGGCGACGTCGCAGAGCTGGAGGAGGTCCTGCTCCGGCTGGGCGACCCCGGCCGGGCACGTCGTCACCTCACCCTGCGGGACGTAGGTCGTGCCGGTAGTGGCGTCGACCAGACGGACGGCGGTGACCGCGCCCTCCGCGCCGTAGGTGTACTCGATCAAAACCAGGCCGAGGACGTCACCGGTGACCGTGTCGACGTCACAGAACGTCCCGGTGGTCGAGATCGACCGGGGGTTGCCGCATGCCATCGTGCCGACGGGCGGCTCCCCGGAACTGTAGGCGCCCGAGGTGAGGTTCAGCCACCCGTCCTGAGCGACGGCGCCGGAGCAGTCCCGGGTGACGAGGACAGCGATCGGGGTTCCGTCAGCGAGACACAGGCCGAGCGTCGCGGCCGGCGTCGTCTGCGCCTCACACCCGCCGGCCGCCGAGCACACGCCGACGGTGCCGGTGATGACGTACGGGGTGATGCCGTCGAGGGCGACGTCCTCGAAAGCGGCGGTGTCACCGATCCAGGTGTACCGGCGCAGGAACGGCCCGACCTCGTCGCACAGCGTCAGGACCTCGCCGGACGTCTCGGCGTACTCACAGTCCACCGGGGCGACGGGCGCGTACGGGACGGACGGGTCGTCCTGGTAGGTCAGGACGAGGTCTGCGGTGCCGTCCGCGCGGACGCACCACAGCTCCGAGTACGTGGCGTTCGCCGCGCCGTCGCCGTCCGTGTCGTCACAGAGCTGCCGACAGACGGTGTCCAGGCACCCGGCGTCGCAGGGGCCGACGTCGGCCGGGAGTACCCCGGGGGTGAACGCCCCTGTGGCCGTGTCGATCCAGCCGACGGCCTCCGGGTCGCCGGGGGCCTCCCCGCACTCGACGCAGCCGGAGCGGACAACGAGGAGCACCGTGGAGCTGTCCTGACGGCACAGCGGTGCGGCGGCGATCGACGGGGCGCAGCATGTTGTCACCTCGACGGGTGTTGTGCCGCCGCCGTCGGCGCACGGGATGGGCTCGACCGGCATTGCTCACGCCTCCGTGTGCTTGTGGCGGCGGTGGGTGTCCCGGCCGCGCTCGGTGGTGAACTCCCGGTCACACCTGGAGCAGGGGAAGACGCCGTCCACGTGTTCGGCCGGCGGGTCATCAGGGGTCGGCGGGGGGAGCGGCGTCGAGTCGGGCCCGTACGCCTCCTCCGGGACGTCAGGGAGCGGCTCCCCGGGGATCGCGGTCAGCTCCGGGGAGGAGAACCCCTCCGCGGTAGCGACGCCGAGGAGCTCCCCGGGGGGCGCCGTTCCCTCCGCGGCATCTTCCTCCGGGGAGACGTAGCGGCGGCCGTCGACCAGGGCCCCGATGAGGACGTCCTCCGGGGCCTGGACGAACAGCTCCGCCGGGACGGCGAACGTGTTGATACCGACGGTGCGCAACTTCGGCGTCTGGGCGGTCGCCCACCGGGCGAACGCGGTCCGCCGGCCCCGGGTGGGCTGGATGTGGATCATCTCGCTACTCACTGGGCAAGACCTCCGTAACGGCTCTGACCAGGCATTTCTCCGATAGAATGAGGGCGCAAGGCACCCCGGCTCCGGTAGTGCTCGCGCGCTCGCCGAGGAGTTCGGCGTGACGCCGGGCTACGTGTCGATGCTCGCTACGGAAGAACGGTGGGCGTGGCTGGACGCCGAGGACGCAACTCATGTCGAACACACCTCGACGTTCACGGCGCAGATGGTGCACGTCGTGCCGACCACGTAGGACCGCTCCAGGAGGACCCGGCGGTCGTTGGTGCGGATGTTCACCGACGCGGAGCGGTCGGGGATGGTGTCGAGGGGGCCGCGCCGGATGTGGACCGGGCCGGTGATGTAGAGCCACGTCGTGCCGGGCTCGGCGGGCAGCCCGCCCGGGCCCACGTTGAGCGCGGAGTAGCCGGCGCCGATCACCGCGCAGTTCCCGGCGAGGGTCTGAAGGGACCCAGTTTCGGAATCCTCGCGCAGGATGTTGCAGCAGCCGAGGAGCGCCGCGACGCCGGCAGGGACGTGCAGGACGCCTACGCCGCCGTAGGACTCCGCGAGGCAGCCCTCCAGCGCGGCGACGCCCTGAGCGACCGACACGGGCCCTTCGGCCGGGGTGAGGTCGACGGCGTCCCTGGAGAGGTGGGAGGCCATGAACGCGGCCTCCAGGCCGTGCTGCTCGCCGAGGTCCATCGTGGCCCGGGCGTGCTCCACGGCCTCGTCGTACGACCAGCCGAGGGCGCCGCACTCGGCGCCGGCGTACAGGGTGATCGGGTCCGCGCCCTCGATCTCGGGCCGGTCGAAGATCTTCACGGCGGGTTCCCCGGGCGACTCGCCGGGGGACTCGTCGGTGAGGCAGGGGTCCACCCAGTGGCGGACCGGGGAGCAGCCGAGGCCCAGCCACTCCACGCCCATCAGCTCGTGGACGTCGGTGACGTCCACGACGGTGGTACAGGCGTTGAGGATGCCGTGCGGCAGCGGCGTCCCGGTGATGGGCTCGACGGCCTTACGCATGCCTGACGGCATCGTGCACCTCCGGTGCGTTCAGGGGACGCCGGGCCCTCGGCTCACGCTCAAGGGCCCGGCGCGTCCGGGTCGGGGAGGTACGGGTCAGCAGGCGAGGAGCGTCTGCGCGCCGGTCTCACCGGAGGGGCAGACCGGGACGGTGACGAGGCGGGTGTCCACCGACCGGTTGACCAGCGCGGCGCACTCCTCCGCGAAGAGCGCGGTGTAGTCGTTCACGCGGAACTTCGTGCTGTCGTGGATGACGCCGAGGTTGACCTCCTCGCCACGGCCGATGACGAGGCCGCCGGCGGGGTAGATCAGGAACTTGACCTCGCCGGGGAACGCCACGGCCGGGTCGGGGCCGCCGATCTCGTCGGGAACGGCCGGGTTCAGGCCCCGCGCGAACTGCACGCGGACACCGAGCTTGCCGAACGTGTCCTGAATGCAGTTGGGGTCGAGGTCGCAGATGTTGACGCCGTTCTGCCGCGCGAGGTCGGCGAGGAACAGCTGCCGCGACCAGTACGGGAACACCACCTCAAGGGCGGTGCTCTCGCAGAGGCTGTGCCGCTCGATCATGTCGGCCGCCTGGAGACCCACCGCCGCGAACACGCTGGAGAGCGCGCCGAACGACGCCGCGATGTCCACGGGTGTGGCCGTGTTGAGCGCCTGCTGGAAGAGCTGCTGCTTGATACGGATCTCGTGCGCGACCATTGAGTTGCGCAGGTACCAGGAGACGAGCTCCGGGAAGTGCCGCTGGGTGAGGATGCCGGCCTCCAGGCACACGCCGATGGCGTCACAGCGCACCTCGACCGGCTCCGGGCAGGGAATGCGGAAGCAGGGCTTCTCAGCACCGCTGATGTCGTCGGCCTCGGTGTGCACCCACGTCATGGCGGCGACGTCGAGGGAGAGCGGCATGTAGTAGCGCAGGCCGCCCCGGGCGAGCTGGATCTCCGGCGCGTCCCACAGGAGGTCGGGGCACGCCGTGTCGGTCAGCTCGTAGACGGTCTCCGACGGGGCGCACCAGCCGCCCGACGCGACGAGCTCACGCTCCGGCAGGCGGCTCTGGCTGGAGGCGGTCAGGGCGACGCTGGTGCCCTCCGGCGCCGACGAGGAGTCGGTGACGATGAGTTCCTGCGGGTACGGGTGCCGGTACGAGATGACCTGACCGACGCCGCCGCCCGCCGTCTTGAGGGCGTTGGCGCGGCTGATGATGCCGGCCGTGATGTCGCCGAAGTCGAGGGCCGCGCCGGGGGTGTAGCCGGGGACGTCGACCGCCGCGGTGATGGTGGTTCCCGGGGCCGGGGCCTCGGGCAGGACGCGGGGCTGGACCCGGCGCACGGCGCTGAGGTTGAGGGCGGGCCGGGCGACGGCGGACGCGGTGGCGGTCGCGGGCGCGGCCGGAGCGGGCGCGGCCGGAGCGGGGGCGGGCTGCTCCGGGGCCGGGTCGGCGGCTGCGGTGGTCTCCTCCGCCGCGGGCGGCTCCTCCACGGCGGGCGCGGTCTGCGCCTCGTCGCCGCGGATCTGCGCGGCGAGCTGGTCGATCTCGCTCACGGCGGCCTCGGCGGCCTCGCGGCGGGACCGCTGCTCCGAGCGGATCGCCTCGGTGCCGGCGGCGAGCGCCCGCATCTGGGCGAGGGAGTCCTCCGTGATCTCGTCCCGAGCGGACAGCGCGGCGAAGGTCTGCGCGGTGGTCTCCGTCGCCGCGCTCAGGTCCTCGTCCGTGAGGGAGGAGAGGTAGGCGCCGTCGGAGAGCTGGTTGAGGTCCTGCGGGAGCTCGAAGGCCATGGGTCGGGTCTCCAGGTTTGATCCTGATGACCCGGCCCATAACCAGCGGTACTAGTGGAACAGCATAGCCACCCCGGAGGGCAGGTAAGCGGTGATGTGAGGGGTGGTCAGGCCGGGGTGGGGGCCTGCTCGGCGGTGAGGGTGGCGCCCGAGGCGGTGAGCGCGGCCGGGAGCGGGTAGACCACGGCCCCGCTGTCCACGGCGCGGACCACGGCGCCGTCGGCCGCCCGCTCGTCCGCGGCGGCCCGCAGCGGGGCCTTGTCGGCGTCGTTGCGGACCTTGTGGGCGGGGAGGATCACCGTGTCTCCGGCGACGACCTCGTACGCGCCCTTGGGCCAGGCGTGGTAGACGGCGTCGCCGGTCTTCTTGTCCCGGACGACGCTGGTGGGGTACCGGTCCGCGACGGCCTCGGCGGTGCCGCGGCTGGAGCTGGTGAACGCGGGCCGGTTCGCGCGGCCGGCGTTCGGGACGACCTCGTACGTCTGGCGCTTGTTCTTGCACGCGCATGCCATGGCGGTGCTCCTCTCGGGTGGGTGGGTTAGGCGGCGGCGGAGACGGTGGCGGCCAGGCGCTCCACCTCCGCGCGTCGTTCGTCGGCCCGCTGCTGCTGCCGGCGGGACAGGGCGTCCAAGAGGGTGTCGAGGACGTCGGGGCTGTCGAGCGCGGCAGTCAGGGCCGGGGTCGGCACGGGTGCCGTGGCCGGGGCACCAGCGGCGGGAGCGGGGGCGGGGGTGGGCATGCCGCTCGCGGCGGACGCGGCGGACGCGGCCAGGGCGAGGTTCGAGCGCTCCACGGCGGCCGCGAGGAGCGGCGAGGAGTGCCCGGGCACGGGCACGGACAGGACCGCGCGGAGCTGCCACCGGCCGTCGGCGCCCTGCCGCATGTGGTAGCTCGGCTGGCACGCCGTGAAGACGGTCCGGTCCCACGGGCTCAGCCAGGGAGCGGCTGCGCCGGAGAACCACAGCCCGCGCTCGTTCATGCCGGTGGTGATGACCGCAGCGACAGTCCGACTGTCGTCAAACTGGCACGACGCGGTGTCGCACTCGGCGCCGTCCTTGCTGTGGGGCACGTTCATGGTGAAGGCGCCGGCCTTGACGAACGTGCCGTCATCGAGCTTGAACCTCGCCCTCAGGAAGTGGGTCATGTCCAGCTCGCCCAGCGACTCCACAGTGAGGTTCCGGCCCGGGTACCCGGCGTGGGGTACCCCGGCCTGCGCCACCCACCCGTAGACCCGGCCGTCGGCGTAGTGCACGCCCCCGGAGCCGGGCGGGAGTTCGGCCTCGGTGGGCTCGCGGAACCAGGCGGCGGGCATGGGGTCGGCGTCGCGCATGGCGGTCCAGGCCGACGCGGCGAGGTCGGTGAGGACGTCGTCCGGCACCGGGTGGAGGCGCAGCGAGGCCGGGACGTCGGCGGGGGCGCCGGGCACGGTCCCGGCCGCCGCAGCCACCGAGGCCGACGCCTCGGTGCCGGGGCCGGCCGTCGCGCCGACGTACAGGCCGGGGCGGAGACGGACGAGGTCGCCGGCCTTGACCGCCGCGCCGAGGTGCTTCCGGGCGGTCGACACGGAGATGCCGAGGGCCTTGGCGACGTGCGCCGCGCCGACGGGGGCGGGCGCCGTACGGACGTAGGTGACGACGCGGCGGCGGGTGGCCTCGCTGCTGGCCGTGACGTCGTCCAGGAGCGGGGGGCGGGCGGACGCTTCCCGCTCGGCCTCGTCGTCGTCCAGCGGGTCCAGGACGATCCGGGCCGCCGCGAACGCGGGGACGGCCACCAGGGTGGCGCCGCGGAGGCGGGCGCGGGTGATGCGGACGAGGAAGTCCCCGGAGTTCTCGGAGTGGACGACCACGCCGGTGTCGGGGTCGTCGGCGTCGCCGGCGGCGGCGGTGATCGCGTCGGGGAGCAGCCCCGTGCCGGCGAACGCCGAGGTGAGTGCGGAGGCGTTGACCTGTCCGCCGGGCCCGGTGATGAGCTGCACGGTGCGCCGGGTGCGGGAGAGGACCCCGGCGGAAGCAGCCCACTCGGCGGTGGGCTGGGCGGTGATGAGCCAGCCGCCGTCTTCCAGGGGCAGGAGCGACGCGGAGGCGAGGGACGCGGCCAGGACCAGGTTCCCGGCCTCGTCCTCGGCGAGGGTCTTGTCCACGAACTCCACGTCGACGTCGTCCAGGTCGACGGACACGCCGAGCGGGGCCTCTTCCTCCAGGAGGAGGGCGGCCTCGGCGCCGGAGCGCTGGGTGAGGTACAGGACGCCGCTGCCGGTGATGCGGTCCCCGTCCCGGCCCACGCTGGTGATCGCTCCGGCCAGCTCAGCGCCCTGGTGGCCGGACAGCATTTCGTCGGCGTACTGGAGGGGCCAGGGGCCGGCGCCGTCCCAGGAGAGCGCGCCCGGCCGGAAGACCCTCCCGTCGCCGGTGGTCTGGTTCTCGAAGGCGAGCGCCGTGCCGTCCGGCGTGCTCCACGCGCGGGTCGGCAGGCCGGCCGCCGTGGTCTCCTCAGTGGGCATGGGGGACCCTTCCTTTCTGAGGCCCCCGGAGGGCCTCACTCCATGGGCTGTTGCTCCTGTGCCGCCTTCAACCGGGCGCGCCGCTCCCGCTGTGCGGCAGCGGCCCTCGCCCGGTACTCCGGCGTGCTGCGGTGGGCCTTCGCTGAGGCCCGGCGCTTCGCCTTCGTCTCGTCGCTGCACTGGCGGTTCCGCAACTTGTCCGGGTTGGCCGCCGCCCACCGGCGCGTAGCCTCCCGCTGGCACTCCACGCACACGCCCCACCCCCGGCTGTCCCGCCGGTCGTACGGCCTCCTGTGCACGGAGCAAGTGGCCTGTTCCAGGCTCTCCGCGTGGTGGTCGCTGTGCTCCTGGACCGGAAGGACCACCAGGTGGTTTTCCTCCACGCACCGGGGCGTTTCGCACGTGTGGTGTACGTCCTCCTCCGGCTCGATAGGCCTCCCAAGTGCCGTGGCCGAGACGACCCGGATGGCGCTCACCTGGCGCTCCCGACCGTCGTTGATCCACACCCACGGGCGATCCTTCGACGGGGTGAGCGCCGTCAGCCGACAGCCGTTCGGCATGACCTTCGCCGCAGCCACCAGCCGGGCGGCCACTTCCGGGAGTACCGGGACCCTCGTTCCATGTCGCGTTGCCATGCGCCCCATGGTCCCGCACGTGTGCGGCGCGCACATCACCCTGACGGGTGGCCTCGCCTGCGGATTCGTTGAGCAGGACGTCGATATGGTCCCCGCCGAACGCTAGACGGATGCGGTCGAACACGATGGGGCCGAGGCGCGCCTCCAGCTCCTCCAGCGGCCATGTCTTCCCGGTATAGATCGCACACACATGCGGAATCCACGGGGAGTGTTGGGTGGGCAGCTCGGGGCGGTTGTGGGTGCCCTCCAGGGCGTCCGTGGCGAGGGCGTGGGCCTGGACGAGGGTGGGGGCGTCGTCGGGGGCGTCGCGGTCCCCGCCGACCGACCACACCCACGACGGGGAGTCGCTGCCGGCGTTCCAGTGGGCGGCGCCGAACGCCCGCGCGGTGATGGGGCCGCCGAGGTCCTGGACGCGGGAGCGGACGAGGTCCGCGAGCTCCTGGCGCTGCTCCTCGGTCCAGTCGCCGCCCTGGTCACCGAGGAAGTACAGGGTGAGGTGGAGCTCATCGGCCGCTTCGCCGCCGTCGAGGGCGAGGCGGGCGGCGTCGTCCTCGGTGGGGATGAGCGCGATCATGCCGCCCATGAGGTGGCTCCCGTCCGCCGCAGCCACGAGCGGCCCGGCATTCGAAGGTGTGGTGCCGTGGTGCGCCGACGATTCGTAAGAAGCCGTCCGTCCGGCGTCTTCGGAAGTGGGGGCGGCGGCGGAGGTGCGGCGTTCGGCGTGGGCGAGCCTCAGCACGCACCGGCAGTTCACGACGAGGGAGGCGGGGGCGGAGGGGTCGCCGGGTGCGTCCATGTCGTACCCGCCGACCCGGAACGGCTCATCGATCAGCCGGAGTTGGCCGTCCGCCTCGTCGTGGGCGTGCCGCACGCGCCGGTCGCCTCGGGTACGCCACTGCTTCACCAGGGGCCGGTCCGGGCCGGACAGCGCCCGGGCGGCCTCCAGGGTGGCGGTGTTCCAGGCGCGGGACGCCTCGGTGGCTGCGGTGCGCTCCTGGCGGCCCGCGCCGAGCTGCGGCCCGTCCTCCCGGAACCGGGTCAGGAGCCGCGCCCGGAGCTGGTCGACGTCCTCCCCGGCCTCCAGGCCCTCCGCGAGTTCCTGGCGGGCGACGTCCGCGAGGCGGTCCCCCACGGCGCGGAGCAGGTGCTCGGTGGTCTCCACGTACTGGCCGATGCCGGCGGGGAGTTCCCGGCCGTCCTCGTACCGGCCGGGGAGGTCGTCCCACGTGCCGTCGAGGTCGGCGTCCACGGAGTCGGCGGCCTGGTGCGCGGCGGTCTCCGCGACGCCGAGGAGCCGGGCGACGACCCGGGGCATGCGTGATGCCCACATGCGGGCGATGCGGCCGACGGAGAATCGGGCGGCGACCAGCTCGTCCGCGCCGGACACGGCGTCCGCGAACTCCTCGGCCACCTCGGCGAGGACGTCCGCGACAACGCGGCTCACCTCCTCCTCTGCCTGCTGGAGCGTGGCCTCCTCATCGGCCATGGGTCACCTCTTCCGCCCGGGGGCCCGGGCACGAGTCGGGGTCGTGTGCTTGGGCCGGGCCGGCGGCGTGGAGGGCGTTGTCCCGTGCCCGCCACGCCACCAGCTCCGTGTCCGGCTCGATGCCGGGGCAGGCAGCGCACCAGCCGTGGGCGCGGTGCGCGGCGGCGGAGTGCCCGACCCGCGCTGTGTGGTCCAGGGGCCGGCCGTTCGGGGCTGTCGGCTGGTCAGCCACGGGAGGCCTCCCCGGGGCGGTGGAACGTCATCGGTTCCAGCTCCACCCGGTGGTCCTCGAAGAGGAGAACCGGGGTGATGATTACGCCCGCCTCCTGGCCGGGAGGGGCGTCCTCAAGGGCCCGGGCGGCATCCGCGTAGATCTGGCGCCTGAAGTCGGCGAGGAAGTCCGCGAGCATGGTGGTGAGGTCAGCCACGGTCGGCCTCCCGGTCGTCGGGCTCGTCGCAGACCTCGCACCCGGCGTACGAGCCGACGACGGACACGCCGCCCCGGTCGAGGTAGAGGACTTCGCCGGTGAACCGGGTCCACGCCTTGCAGACGTGGCACCAGGCGGTGCGGGGCTCGCTGGCGGTCACGTAGACGGTGGCGGAGGCCAGAGGGGGCGGTACGGGCTGCTGGCGGGGCGTCACGCGGCGACCGCCAGGCACGAGGCGCGGAGCGCGCCGGGGGTGAGGTCGTAGGCGTGGGGGATGCCTGCCGCGATCAGCTCGCGGCAGTAGGTGTCGAGGGTGTCGGCGAGGCAGTCGGGGTCGAGGCCGTGGCGGGCGGCGACGTCGGGCAGGCGCGGCCACGCCCCCTCCAGCAGGCCCCACTGCTCGACCTGTACGGCCTCGACGCGGAGCGCGGTGTGGAGGGCGGCGGGCTCGATCTCCCGGGCCCGGGCCCGTTCCGAGCGGGGGCACGCCGGGGTCTTGCGTAGCTTCTCCCCGGCGGAGGCGAGGGCGGCCCAGATCAGGGCGTCGGCGGCTTCCAGGACGGCTGTGGACGGCGCGGCGGAGGCGGGGAGGGTGTCCGGGGCGGGCAGGGTGTCCGGCTCGCTCTCGGACTCGTCCACGGGCAGGTCCGCCGGGCCCGGCTGGTCGTCGGCGGGGTCGGGTTGCGGGGCGCGCCTCTGCTCCTCCTCGGCGGTGGGGGCGTCGCTCTCGTCGAAGCCGGTCTCGCGGCGGAGCGCGGCGGCGCTGATGACGCCGCCGGCCTTGTAGACGTCCAGCGCGGTCTGGGAGCGGTTGCCGCGGACGCGGAGGCCGGAGGTGTCGGAGGCGACGACGTACCGGTGGGCGTCCTCGACGCCGTCGGCCTGGAGGATCGGGCGGAGCCACTGCGTGGTCAGGGCGTGGGTGACGGTGTCCAGGCGCGGCTGTACGCCGAGGGTGATCGCTTCTTCCTTCATGGCCCATACGCCCCAGTGATTGAGGCCGGTGGAGCCGAGGAGGACTTCCGCGGGGACATCCATACCGGTCGCGAACCGGCGGATTGCCTCGTCCCGGAGCTTGAGCGCCAGCTCATCGAAGTCGGACTCGAACGTGAGGCGCTTGATGGCGGCGATGTGCTCCGGGGGCACCTCCAAGATCAGCGGGACCGTGGCCGCCGCCGACTCCGGCTCACGGATGGCGGTCTCCGCCACCTGCATGAACACCTCGATCAGGTCGTCTTCGGCGTCGCCCTGCACCGGAGTGGAGGGGAAGCGCGTGCCCTGGGGCACCAGGAGGACGCCGCGTCCGATGAGGCGGGACCGCGCGATCGCGGCCACGGCGGCGTTGAGGAGTTGCAGCTCCTCCAGGAGCACGAGGGACGCCCGTACAGGGCTGTCGGCCTCCATGAACGTGCGGGGGTGGGGTTGCCAGACGCGAAGCGCGATGGGGTCGGTGTCCTCGCCGCCGCCGTCGGGGTCGGCCGGGGGGACCTCGACCGGCTCCCCCTCGATGTCCGTCACGAGCTTCTGCCCCTGCTTGCGGACCTCCTGGACGGACAGGACATGCCAGTCCTGCGTCCCGTCCTCCCGGGGCAGGACGACGATCCAGCCTTCACCGGGGACGACGAGGTGGGGACCGAACCGGCCGAGCAGCTGCGACTGGCCTTCGGGGCCGCCGGCGATGCCCGCGACGATCTCGGCGGCGCGGTCACCGGGCGGCACGGGCTCGATCGTCTTGCCGTCGTCGGCGAGGCGCCCGGCGTAGAGGGTGGCGGCGCTCATCGCGCCGGAGATCCACTGTGCGGCGAAGCGGACCTCGGGGGTGGTGTCGTAGAAGCTCCAGGCGCGGGACTGCCACCCGCTGTCGGTGCCCTTCGACTGCGTCTTGGTCTTGCGGGCGGTGTAGCGGGAGGCTGCGGCGGTGATGACGCGGCGCGGCGCTGCGGGGGCGGTCACGAGGCGGCCTTGCGGGAGTCGTCCCAGCGGTTCAGGAGCGCGGCGGCGCCGGCGACCGCGAACCACAACAGGCCGACCTGGACCACGCGGTTGTCGGGCCACAGGAGCCAGGCGGCGAGGACGGCGCCGGTCAGCCACCAGCCGAGGCAGTAGATGCAGGAGATGAGGGTGACGACGAACGCCCGGGCGCTGGACTCGGGGCGGCGGGTCTGCCAGTCGAACACCTTGTCCCGGGCGGGGTCGAGGATGGCGTCATGTACGCCGAGTTGGGTGAGTCGATATCCGGCGAGCGCCAGGATTACGAGTTCCGGGATTGTGATCATCGCTGCCCCTTGGTGATCGCCGTCATTCGGCGGAGCATCATAGGCCAGCCGGAAAGGGCTCTCGCGGGCCGTTTCCGCTCGTCAGGAGGGGCGCGGGGCGGGAAAGTACGCGTTTAGTGCGCAGTAATTCTGATCAATTCCGGGGGTAATTCCCAGGTGAATTGGGGTACGGAGCTGGCGCCGGGGGGCGACGGTTACGCAGATACAGCGTCCGGACTGCGCGGAAGTACGCTCCCCGCACCCGCCCGCCCCTTCCAGCACTCGGCCCCCGGGCCCCCTTGCGCGAGGGAGGCCGGGGGCCGAGGTGTTGCGGTACGGCTAGGCGGGCTTGTTCGTCGGCCGGCCGGTGTCGGGGCGCCGCGCCCACTCCCGGGGCCCGGAGGCCGGGCCGTTGAGGAGGGCGAGGCGCCGGGCGCGGGCGGCGACGGCCGGGCCGTAGCCGAGCGGGATGAACACCACCGGCGCGGTCGCCCTCGCTTGGTTCGGGGCGGGCGGTACCGCGCCGCCGGGCTGGGAGCTGGTCACCGGTCGCCCTCCGCCGTGGTGGTGCGCCCGCGCGGGGTGGCGTCGAGGGCGGTCTCCTCGTCGCTCGAGGTCTCCTCGCCGGCGGGCGCGGCGGTCTCGGGCGCAGCGGGGCGGGGGTGGCCGTAGCGCTCTCGGGCGGCGACGATGAGCGGCGGCCCGTAGGTGCTGACGAGGGCGGCGGCGTAGCAAGCGCCGGCCACCGCGACGGCCCCGCCGATGCCCTGCGCCCGCCCACGGGCCACGCCCGTCTTCAGGCCGTGGGCCACGCCCGCTTTGCGGCCCTGGTCGGCGTAGAACTGGAGGAGGCGGGCGGGGCCGCCACGCTGGGCGGCCTCCCGGGTGAGGACGGCGTACGGCCACGATGCGGCCATGGGGCTCCTTCGGTGAGCTCTCGGGCTGGCGGGGGTGGGTGGCGTGATTCTTCCAGGAGCGGAGCGCGGTCGGCGCCGGAATGTGTCCCTCCGGGCCGGTGTGTCCCGGGGCGGGTGGGTCAGCGGTTGGCGCAGGCGGCCGCCCACTCGGTGATGAGCTGCGCCCGGACGCTCTTGCCGCCCTCCGTCTACCCGGTGCGGGGGCCGGCCTCCATAGCTGCGTGCCCTCGATTGGCTGGGCAGGCTGCCGGGCTGACGGCCCGAGCGAACAGAACCGGTTCCACAGTGACGCGTGCAGAGTTAGTTACCTCCAGGTGTAACTAACTCTGCACGGCCCCGCCCTCTGGGAGAGTTCCAGGGCGGGGCCGTACGTGGTGGTGGCGGTTTCGGCCGGTCGGCATCTTGGCTACCCGATCTCGTGTCGGACCTCATCCGCCAGCGGCTGACCCCTGCACCGTCGAGCGCCGCACCCCGAGAGGAGTGAGTCGGGGAGTGGGTGCCGTTCTGCCCTTGGTCCCGATCGCGGCCGCAGGTACGCCCAGCCAGGCAGGGACAGCGTAGCGGCGGCCGCGGGGACTGCGGGAGGGAGTGCGAGAGCTCGTTCGGGGCGTGCAGGAGGCGCGGCGGGCACTTCCCTGGTTCACGCCACCAGGGGTGATCAGAATGGCTACGGTGTGCCCTTCCGACGTCGCAGGGGAGGTCGTGGTGGACGAAGCCTCGTGGAGGGTCGTCACGTTCGTGCTCGGTGCGGTCCCGATACTCGGTGCGGTATGGCTCGTGGCGCGTTACGTCCTGCTCCTCAAACGGGAAGGAGCAGCGAGCAGCGTCCCCCGGTACCGCCCCATCACGACCATCCACGATCGCGAACACCTCATAGTGGTCAGGGGGGAGATGACCAACGTGCTGATGAGGCTCGCCGACTCCACCGCCAGCACTGCGGGCGAGTGGGTGCGCTACGAACGGGACACGGGCACAAGGGGTGGCGGGCCCAGGGGCCTAGGGGACGCGGGGGAGGCATCCGCGGAAGCTCTGGACCGGCTCTTCTTGGCATTCACGCACGGCGACCCGTTGACCGATGACGCGCTTGACGACTACCCCCGCGAGAGGTCGCGGCGCCTTATCCATGAGGCGCGCCTCCTGCCCGGCCACTCGGTTTCACTGGGGCGGGGCGAGGGCGACCCGCTGTCGGGCCTGTCGGCGGAGGAGCTGGTCCGGGCTGCGGAGGCGAGCCACCGGAGCGTCGACCGGGCGTTGGCGGAGCTGATGGTTCGTCTTGGGCCGCCTCCACACCCGGTCGAGCGTGCCCTCCAGCCCACGGGCACCGGCGATGGCGGGGCGCAGTCATGACCGAACAGCTGCCAACCTCCGGTGGTGAGTCGCCCGTGTTCGAGCACGGGTTGCGTGTGGCTCGTGAGTGGGGAGCGCTCGGGGCGGAGGGGCTGGAGGTTGCCCTCAAGGCGCTGGATGCCCAGTTGGCCCGGGAGCACGCCATCACGGTGTTGAAGCTCAAGGGGATGGAACGGGATGCCGAGCGGGCCGCGGCCAAGGAGAAGGAGGACGCGGACCGGCGCCTGGCCGTGACGCGGCTCGTCGTCGGGTGCGTAATGGGTCTGGTGATGATGGGGGCCGGCATCGCCCTCGCTACCTACGCGTGGTGGCTGTCGGCTCTGCTGTGCGGACCGAGCCTCCTCGCTCTGGTGCACGTGCTGGTGCTGGGGCGGGGCGATCCGGGGGCGCTGCGGTACATCACGGGCGCGTCCCGGCAAGCGACGGACGCGGCCGCGGCCCACCAAGCGGGACCGCCGGCGGTGTGACCGCCCCTCGTCGGCGAAGAGCAAACGGGCAACGGCAGGGAGGCAACAGGCAACCCCTGCCGGGGCGGGCCCGGGCGGGGGAGGGTTGAGGCATGACCTCACCCCTCCCTCCCTTGGTCCGCGTCGTCAGCTTCGGCTACGGCCACACCGGTACGCCCGACAGCGACGGGGCACCGCTGGAGCCGCCCACGGCGGACATCACGCTCGACCTCCGTCGGTCCCTCCGCAACCCCCACCACGACCCCGCCATGCGGGACTTGACCGGGTTGGACGACCGAGTCCACGACCACGTCATGGCGACGCCCGGGGCGCGGCTCCTCGCGCACAACACGGCGCTTGCGGCGCACGTGCTGATGGACGAGGCACGGCCGGAGCTGCTGACGGTGGCGACGGGGTGCGTCGGCGGCCGGCACCGCGCGGTGTCAATGGCCCGCGCGGTGACCTGCCTGCTGAGGGAGTATTCCCGGGCCGGGGGGTACGGGGTGGAGCTGGTCCACCGGGACGTTGAGCGGCCGGTGTTGTCCTCCCGGACGCACGTGCAGCCCGAGTGATGCCTATGCGCAGCAGGCACCCACGGAGTGGCCGAGCCGTGTCCGGTAGGCCAAGGGGCCGTCCGTCCGGCAGAAGACGCACCGCCCGCGCGTGCCGGCCGGGAGCGGTGCGCGCAGCGGGAGTCCGGGCGGCGGGGCCATGACGAGGGTGCCGCAAGGAGCGCACGCGCAGTCAGGGTCGTGCTCGGTGTCGTGGTGGCCGCTCACGTGGCTACCGGGGCCTGCGCCCGTTCGTCGTCGCAGACTCGGCACCAGGGCTTGAGGGCGGCGTGGGTGATGTTGGCCGTGTAGAAGACCAGCAGGACGGCCAGCAGGCCGCAGCGAACGGTGAACAGCGTCACCGGGTCGGACGTGAGCCACCGAGCGCCGAAGACGATGCCCAGGTAGACGCCGAGGGTGACGACGGCGCCCACCAGCCCGGTAGGCAGGAGGTGCGCGGCGCGGAGGAGGCTCCGGTGGCGGACGGCCTGCTCCCGCCCTTCAGCGGGCGTGTAGCGGCACCGCTGGCACTCGCCGCGGGCGTGGCGCTCGATGATCCCTCCGGCGCAGATGACGAGGCCGGCGAGGAGGATGAACTGAATCCAGGTCACCCACGCCGGGTACGGCCGTGCGAGGGAAAGGGGGAGGTCGCCGAGTACCACGAGCGGGGGGACGACGAGGGCGGGGTGTCGGAAAGGCTTCACAGTTCCTCCGGACTAGGGGGCCGGGGATCATAGAGCAGCCGGGCCGTCCCCGGGGGGGGTGTCACCGGCCGCGCCCGCCGCTGCCGCTCCCTCCGCCGCCGCCGATGGGGCGGGCGTACCGGGACGCGGCCCGGGCTGCTGTCCCTCCGCCGCCGGCCCCGGGGCGGGCTGGGGAGTGCACGGCGCCGGCCCGCATCCACTCCCCCGCGAACGCCATGACGACGGCGTCGCCCTTGTCCGGGGAGCGCCCCATCCGCTTCACAAGGTCCTCTTTGGTCTCCACGCGGATCTTCGGGGGGACGCCGGTGGTGGTGTCCCACGTCGGCGCGGTGAGGTCGGCCAGCAGCTCGTCATCGGGCGGGAGCATCACCTCCGACTCGTAGGCCGGGTCCAGGAGCTCGCGCATCCTCCAGTACGCCTGCGACCTGACGTTGCGGAAGCCCCACTCTCCGTCGCGGGTCCTGCCCGTGGCCTTGGCCGCTCCGGTGTAGGCAAGGACCGGTACGTCGAGCTCTCGGAGGCGGTCTACGACGCCGCCGCCGACGCCGATGGAGTCGACCACCGGCGTCGTCTTTCCGTCCGCTCCTGCGGCTGCCTGGACCCGCGCCACCGTGCGCATCGTGTCTTCCTTGTCGTGGGTCTCCAGGGCGGTGACGGCCACGCCGTGGCGGTGGGCGAGGACGGTGGAGTCGCCGCCGGTCCGGGCGACGTCGACACCGAGGAACCGGCGGCCGGCCAGCGGGGGGCGGCCGGCCTGGTCCCACTCGTGCCAGCGCTCCACGGCCGCCTCCACCCACGCCAGCGGGATGACGGAGTCCTCGTCCGACGCGTGGAACTCCCCCAGCACGCGGTTGGCGTACATGGCGGAGTCGCGGCCCCACTGCCGCGCCCGCTGCTCCGCCCACCCCTGGGAGATCCGGCCCGCCGCGATCGCTTCGTCCAGGGTGACGTGGCGGACCCACCAGTCCTCCAGGCCGGGGGCGCGGCGGTGGATGTCGTAGAACCGGCCGGCCGGGGGGCCGGGCGTGCTGATGGCGAACGCGAACGCCTCCGGGAGCTGCCCGGGCGGGCCCTCGGTATGGCCGCCGGAGAAGGCGCCTTCGATCGCGTCCCACGTGCCGTCGGGCACGATCTTCGCTTCGTCCACGAGGTAGAGGAGGGAGTCTGCGTGGGCGCCCTCGATCAGCTCCGGCTTGTTGGACGCCACCGGGGTGGCCGCGCCGCTCTCCAGTTTCAAGTTCAGCGCGAGGAGTTCCGTCCGCTCCGAGAACGCAGGCCGGCCCACCTGGTCCCAGCGGATGCGCTTGGACCACTTCCGCAGCTCGGGCACGAGGTACACCGACAGGTGCCGCCACGCCGAGGCGGTCATGATGACTTTCCAGTCGATGCCCGCGGCCTCCCGGGTCGTCGCGAACCACAGGACACCGATGGCGGACATGCCGGTCTTGCCGAGCCCGTGGGGGCCTCGTACGGCCACGCGCCGCCGGGTGGGGATCGCGCCGAGGGCGTCCTCCTGGTAGGCGGTCAGGCCCTCGCCGGGCTGCCAGGCGATGCAGTCGCGGGCCCACCCGACGGGGTCGTACATGTAGCGCATGACGCGGCGGGAGTTCTTCCGCGCCCGGGCCCGGCGGACGGCATCGCGGACCTCCCGGAGCGCGGTCACGTCGCCGGCCTGGACGAGCGCGAGGACCTGGCGCTCCACGTCCTCACGGGACCTCACGGCCCGTCCCCCGGCCCGTCGTCGTCGCTGCTCTCCAGCATGGCCATGATCTCGTCGCCGAGCTTCTGTGCCTCCACGTTGAGGCGGGTCGGGGCCTTGGTGCCCTCGACGTCCGCGCGGCCCGCCAGGCAGCGGAGCACGACGTCCGCGGCCTTCTTGTCCTTCTCCTGGATGGCGAGCGGCCAGAACGCGGCCTGGAGCCGGTCGTAGCGCGCGACGGTGAGGGCGCGCAGCTCGTCCACGTTGTCGTGCTGCTCGCGGAGGTTCGCTTTCAGGGCCTCGCTCACGGCGGTGCAGGCGGCGCCGGGTGAGGCGTAGCCGACGCGGTCCGCGATCGTCGCCCAGTCGACGCCGGCGACGCGTAGCGCGGTCGCCTGCGCGCGCTTCTTCGCCGCGGCGGCCCGCTGTGCTTTCGATGCGCCCACGGGGCCCTCACTTTCCAGAGTCTTATGGGTTCCAGGGACGCCCCGGTGCCCGGTGGGCGGTGCGGGGGCGGTCGCCGGGGGGGGTGGGGTGGTCAGGTGGTCATGAGGTGGTGGAGGTCTGCGCGCGCCTGGGGAGAGGCGTGGAAGTGCCCGGTGTAGGAGGCGGTGACCATGACGGAGCCGGGCTTGCGGGCGCCTCGGTGGGTGAGGCAGCCGTGGGCGGAGCGGATGATGCAGGCGGCGCCGAGGGTGTCGAGGTGGGTGTCCAGGGCGGTGGTGACCTGCTGGGTGAGCTGTTCCTGTGTCTGGAGGCGTCGGGCGTAGACGTCGAGGACTCGGGGGAGTTTGGACAGGCCGGCGACGGGGGCGCCGGGGGCGGGCTGGTAGGCGATGTCTGCGTGGCCGGTGAAGGGGAGGAGGTGGTGTTCGCAGAGGGAGGTGAAGGGGACGCCGGTGACGAGGATGGGGCCGCCGTCGTGGTCGACGGGGAAGGTGCGGGCGAGGTGGTCGGCGGGGTCTTCGTCGTATCCGGCGGTCATCTCGGTGAGGGCGCGGAGGACGCGGGCGGGGGTGTCAGTGAGGGCGGGGCTCGTGGGGTCGAGGCCGCGGGCGGTGAGCCAGGAGCGGAGGCCGGCGGTGTAGGCGTCGGCGGCGGTCTCCTGGGCGGTGGGGAGGCTGGTGTGGGGCGGGGTGGTGGTGGTCATGGTCAGCGGGCCCTTTCGTCGCCCCACGCGTGGACGTGGAGGCGGGTAGTGAGGTTGAACCCGGCCGTGATGGCGGGGTCTGCGATGGCGGCCAGGTGGGCGTTCAGGGCGGCGGGGGTGGTGCCTTCGGGCATGACCCACACCCGGGCCGGGGGTACGCCCCACGCCGCCGTGTAGGTGGCTACCTGGGCGACGTCGGCGGGGGTGCGGCACACGAACTTGAACGCGGCGCGGCCGGTGGCGTTGAGCGCGGCGAGCTGGGCGGGGCGGATACGGGCCCGCTCGGGGTCGCCGGCGTGGGGGAGCTTCGGGGAGACGTTGAAGCGTGCGACGGCGGCCGTCGTGGTGGGGGTGGGGGCGATGGTGCCGTTGGTCTCCACCTCGATCTCCGCGCCGCCCGCGGTGAGGAGGTCGAGGAGCGTCGTCCAGCTGGGCTGGTGCTGGTGGAGGAGAGGTTCGCCGCCGGTGATGACGACGACGCCGGGGGCGCCCTGGAGCGCGCGGGCGGCGATGTCGGCCACGGGGGTGCGGGTGAGTTCGGCGCGCAGGTCGTACCGGTCCCCGTCCCAGGTGTAAGGGGTGTCGCACCACGTACAGGACAGGTTGCAGCCGCCGAGGCGAACGAACGAGGCGCGGCGGCCGAGGGAGGGGCCTTCGCCTTGCACGGTCGGGCCGAACGTCTCGGCGACGACGAGGGTGGCCGGGGTGGGGGTGGGTGGGGTGGTGGTCATGCGGCTGTCCTCGTGCTGGGTGCGTGCCAGGTGGCGGCGTTGACGTGGGTCTCCTGGACGTGGACGCGGGTGATGGCGGCGCCGGGGGCGCGGCGGAGGTCGAGGAGGGCGGTGTGGGCGACGTCGGCGAGGAGCGCGGCGACGTTCTCCACGGTCGGCCAGCCGGGCACCTGGTGGACCTTGGTGGTGTGGGCGCGGAGCAGGGGGACGAGCGGGTCTTGGGGGCCGAGCATGACGCCGTGGTCCAGGTGCTCATCGATCCACCGGCGGATGCGCTGTTTGAACGGGCCGAACTCGACCACGAGGCTGTCGGCGAGCTGGGGGGCGGTGACGGTGATCTCGGCCCACCAGGAGTGGCCGTGCAGGGACTCGCACTTGCCGGGCAGGTGCGGTAGGCGGTGGGCGGTCTCGAAGTTGTGGCGGACGGTCACGGAGTGCACGTCAGATCCTCTCGTTGGCGTAGGTGGTGGGGTCGGGCACGCCGGCGTCGGTGAACGCCTCGCGGCGCTCCACGCAGGTGCCGCAGCGTCCGCAGTGGGCGGTGCCGCCCTGGTAGCAGGACCAGGACAGGGCGAGGGGGGCGTCCAGGGTGGCGGCCAGGCGGGCAATGTCGGTTTTGGTGCGGTTGATGAACGGGGCGTCCACGTAGGGGGTGTGGAAGCCGTCGAGGGCGGCCGTGGTGGACGCTTGGAGGGCGGTGAGGAAGGCGGGCCGGCAGTCTGGGTAGACGTGGTGGTCGCCGGCGTGGATACCGAGGGCGACGACGCGTGCGCCGCGGGCGGAGCCGATACCGACGGCGATGTTCGCCATGATCGCGTTGCGGTTGGGGACGACGGTGGCGCGCATGGACTCGGCGGCGTAGTGGCCTTCGGGGACGTCCACGGTGGGGTCGGTGAGCGCGGAGCCGGGCATGAGCGCGCCGACGGTGGTGAGGTCCACGATGTGGTGTTCGGCGGCGTAGTGGGCGGCGACCTCTCGGGCGGCTTCCAGTTCGCGGGTGTGGCGCTGGCCGTAGTCGACGGTCAGGAGCAGCAGGCGGTAGCCGCGGCGGTGGTAGTAGGCGGCGAGGGTGGTGGAGTCCATGCCGCCGGAGAACGCGAGGACAGCGAGCGGCTGGTGAGTGGTAGTCATGCGGGGACTTCCTTACGCATACGGAGGTAGTGGGCGGCGTGGAGAAAATTGCGGGTTTTGACGTCCGCCAGGTAGAGGACGGTCCCGGGGGCCTGCCACCCCCGGGGGGGCTGCACTTGGTGGCGGGCCTGGAGCATCGAGCCGTAGTGGCGCCATGCCTCGGCGGCGGCACCGAGCAGCATCCTTTGCTCTGCTACGTACGTGTCCCGCTCGCGGGCGGCTCGCTGACCGAATCCCGTCCGGGCGACCGCGGTGGGGTCCAGGCCGTGCGCTTGTAGCAGACGTGCGTGGCTGTGTACGTCAGCAGGCTGGTTCAAGGGGACGACTCGGATCTTGTGGGCACGGTCGTCCCACAGTGGGAGTCGGCCGTACCGCGTACTGGCAGTCCAAGAGGAGGAGTCGACGGAGTAGAACGGCAGGTTTACGTTCGCGGTATGGGCGGTCTGGCCGAATCCGTGGAAGCGGGTGCCGTGATGACGGGCGATGGCGAAGGCGCGCACCAGCCACCGCATGACCGGCTTGGGGGAGGCGGAGTGCGGCACCATGCCGCCGAGAGCGATGTAGGGGTGGCGGGCACACAGGTCCTCCAGAACGGACCAAGGGGTGCCAACGTGGAACGTGGGCAGTACAGGGTGGCCCGCGTCGTGGAGCGCTGCGGTGTTCGCAGCGGTGGCTTTGGGGTCGCCAATGACGTCGAGGGTCGCCGCGGTGGTGATCAGGGGGCCCCACTCCCGGAGCCACGCGGCGTAGTCGGCAAGTCGAATGGGCGTTCCGAGCGTGGCGGCGGAGTAGGCGCCGGAGTCCGCGAACAGTTCTACAGGGCCGTCGTAAGCGGAGCGCAGGTCTGCGAGCAGGTCCGCCATGTCGGTGCGGGGGTAGTAGTGGAAGGAGGCCAGCACACGGAGAGTCATCGTCTTACCTCGGGGGCGGGGTCTGGCGGATGAGGCGGCGCAGCGGTTCGCGGTCCTTCTCGCCAGCACCGCCGAGTGCCAGGTAGACCTTGGTGCCGGTGTCCGCCTTGCGTGGGAGTGGCGGCGGGGGGACCTGGTGGCGGCGGGCGAGGGAGGTTTCCATGAGGCCGTAGGCGCGGGCTGCGGCGGCGGTGACGGCTGCCCGGTCGTCTGCGACGTCGCCCCGGCCGGGGCGCATGAAGTCGGGGTGGATGACCCGGGCCGGGTCGAGACCATGGCGGCGGAACAGCTGTGCGTGGGGGCGGACCTCTTCGGGGTTGCGGAAGAGGACCGCCTCCATGCGCCAGGCCGCCGGGTTCCACAGGTAGGACAGGCCCCAGCGCTCCCCGAACACGTAGCTGGAGCTGTCGATGGAGTAGAACGGCAGGTGCTTGACGATCTGTGCCGAGGTGAGGCCGAAGCCGTGGAAGCGGGTGCCGTGGTCGCGGGCGATGGTGAAGCAGCGCACGAGCCACGCCATGAGCGGGCGTTGCTTCGCGGAGCCGACGGCGTGAAGGGCCATGCCGCCCAGGGCGACGTACTCGTGGCTGGCGCACAGCTGCTCCAGGACCGGCCAGGGCGAGCCGAGATGGAACGTGGGCAGCACGGGCAGCCCGGCGTCTTGGAGAGCGGTGGTGTTGGCGGCGGTGGCCTCGTGGTCGCCGATGACGTCGAGGCCGGCCCGTACGGTCCACAGCGGTTCCCAGTCGCGGAGCCATGCGGCGTAGTCGGCGAGGTTGATGGTGGCGCCGGTGGTGGCGGCGGAGTATGCGCCGGAGTCCGCGAACAGGTCGACGTCCCCGCCCAGCTCGGCGACGAGGCCGGCGAGGTCGGTGTTCCGGTGGTAGTGGTAGGAGACGAGGAGCCGCATCACGCGGTCTCCGGGTCGGGGGCGGTGCGGGCGCGTTCCAGGAGGTAGCGGAAGCGCTCGGCGTCGTCGTTGGGGTTGGGGCAGTTGATCGTGAGGCCGTAGAAGGCGTCCCGGAGTTCCGGGGACACGCGGAACTTGAGGACGGGCCAGAAGTCGTCTGCTTCGGGGTCGCCGTAGGTGTCGGCCAGTTCCTCGAGGGAGGGGGGCGGGGCCACGAGGAGGTTGATGTCGGTGTCGGTGTAGCCGGTGCCCTCGTACCCGTCGTCATCGAGGTACGACAGGAGTTCGGCGAGGGCGTCGCGGTCGTAGGTGCCGTCGTCGCTCGCCTTGTTGTCCACGAGGTTGATGCGGCGGGCGGTGTCGTCGTCGCAGATGATCACCTCGCAGCGGGCGGAGGGCGTCCAGTCCTCGCCGTAGCAGACGCCGCACGGCCGCTCCTTCCCCTGGTGGGTGGTGCGGTAGGTGCAGGCGCCGGGGCCATGGAGGGCGAGGGCCTGCATGGTGTGGTTGCCGGCGAGGACGACGAGCGGGCCGTCCGGCTGTACGTCGCGGACGACCAGGCCGCGGTACTGGCCGTTGCGCTTGAGGCTGTTGAGGATGAGCTCGACGTCCCCGCGGCGGGCGTTGCCGGGGAAGTGCTGGAGCTGGTTGAGGAGCAGGGTGTCCGTGCGTACGTGGGTGGCGGGTGGCATGGGCGGCTGCTCCTGGTCGGGTCGGGGTCGGCGGCCCAGGAGGATAAGCGCCCGCCTTGATCACATTCGGGGACGCGGGAGGGCCCGCCCGGGCGGGTGCCGGGCGGGCCCTGTGGTCAACGGGGTGTCAGGTGGTGCGGGTGGCGGGGTCGGGGCGGTTGCGGAGGGTCAGCCGCGGTGGCGGCGGGTGTAGGGCGGGAGGTCGCTGGTGATGGTGGCGGCGAGGTCGGCGGGGCGGCGCTGGCCGGGGATGTGCGCGCGGCTGGTGAGGTGGTTGGTGAGCCGGTCGGCCGGGACGATGAGGATGCCGCGGAACTCAAGCTGGGTGGCGGGGCGTCCGTGGGGTCCGATGAGCTGGGGGCCGTCCATGACGACGAGCGGGGTGACGCGGACGCCGAGGACGCGGGCGACGGTGGCGGTCTCGTGGCGGAGGCCGTTGAGGCGGTCGGTGACGTCCTCGTTCCCGTGGAGAAGGCGGCCGGCGCAGATGAGGACCGGGCGGGCGGCCGACCACTTCTTGGTGTCGGGGAGGAAGACGGTCCCGGCCGGGCTGATGGCGAGGTGGTCGACGTTGGCGCGGCCGGTGGGTAGGGCGCGGTCGTGGAAGATCCTCCAGCCCGCGTGGGTGAGAGGGGCGAGGCGGGCGGCGGTGCGGCGTTCCCCGGCGGCGCCGGCGTCACTGCGGTCCGCGAGCGCGGCGGCGCGGGTGCGGATACCGAGGGCCGTGGCGAGGCGGACCAGGGGGGTACGCAGAGCACGGGCCCGGGCGGCGGCCGAGGCGCCGGCGCCGCGGCGGGGGCGGTGGGTGTGCCACCACCACGCGGCGGCGGCGATGGCGAGGAGGGCGGTTAACGTCACGGGTTCGGTTCCTTCGGGGTGTGGGTGGGCTCGGGGACATGGCCGGGGACGGGCTCCGGGCGGTGTGTCCTCGCACCGGGGGAGGTGTCCTCGCGGGTGTCCGGCGGGGCGCTCGGGGGCAGTCCCGGGGGCGGTTGTCTCCGTCGGTGGGCACGGGTGTCTCCGCAGGTGGCTACGGGTGTCCGCGCCAGGGGGACACGGTCCGAGCGGGGTGTCTCCCGACCCGGTGGCGGCCTGTCCCTCGACCTGGGGACGGGCGGGCAGTGGGGTGGGGCTGGTGGAGCGCGCGAGGGGCGGGGGACGCGTCCGGGGACAGGTGTCTCCCGGGTGGTGTCCCCCGCCCCTCGCGGAGGTGGCGGCGGTCAGGCCCCCGTGAACTCGTGGGGGTCCAGGGCGACGGGCAGGCCGTCCGGGTCACCGTCGAGGACCACGCCGTACCCGCAGCCCTGGCCGACCGGGAGGCCGGTCACGGTGCCAGGGTGCCGGCGGGGGCGCCCCACGCTCCCTCCCACCCGGGGGCGAGGTCGATGGTGGTGCGGACGCGCTGCCCGATCGTGTACGTGGTGCTCATGCTGGTTGCTCCTTCTGTGCGGTGGCGGGGCGGCGGCCGTTCCGCCGCCCCGGGGGATGGGTGGTCAGTAGTGGGTGCCGCGGTAGAGGTCCGCGAGGAGCGCGGTCGCGTTGTCGGCCCGCTTCCCGTCGGCCTCGACGGCGGACTCCACGACGGTGCGGGCGGCCTTCTCCAGGTCCCCGTAGAGGAAGTCGGAGAGCGGCACAAACGCGTCCTCCATCGGCTCGTAGGCGCCGTCGCTGGCGAGCCAGAGCCGCGCCCACTCGTCGCCGGGGGTGTGGGTGGTCTCCTCGACCGCGGGGTGGCCGTGGAGGGCCTGGAGCCCGGCGTCCGTGCTCTGTGCGCCGAGGGCGGAGGTCAGAATGTTCCGCGCACCGTACGGGGGGTAGACGCGGCGGTCGTTGTGGTCGTCGGTGAGCTGGACCGCGTCGAAATCCGACCAGAGGTAGGCGCGGGCGTCGCCGCACCACGCCACGGTGAGGGGCCGGCCGGGGACGGTGACGACGACAACGGCGGCGGCGTGCGGGAGGTTGACCCACGGGTTGTCGTGGCCGGGGCGGGCGGCGTACTTGGCGTAGGCGGCGCGCAGGCCGGCCCCGGCGTTCTGGTGGCGGGCGGCGAGCGCGGCGACCTGGTGGGCGGCGCCGCGGGTCCAGCGGGCCACTTCCTCGGTCGAGCCGACGCCGTCGAGGAGGGCGAAGGCGCGGACGCCGCCGGGGGCGGCGACGACGGTTGCGGTGTCGCACTGCCGGGAGCGGGCACCGGTGTGCTTCGCGATGGCGTAGGTACGCATGCGGGGCTCTCCTTGCTCACGCCGAGGGCGTGAGGGTAGAGGGCGGGCCGCGGTGGTGGCGGCCCGCTCCGGGTGGGTCAGGCGGGGACGGCGGCCGGGGCCGGGAGGAACACGGCGGCCAGGGCGTCGCGGTCGGCGCCGTGGGCGGCGAGGAGCGCGATCGTGGCGGTGAGCGTGAGGCGGACCCTGCCGCGCTCCTCGGTGACGAGGCGGCACCCGTAGAGGCGGGAGGTGGTGCGGACGTCGACCGGCTCGGCGTCGGCGCTGGTGCGGATGCGGAGGCGGGGGCGGTCCCGGTCCTGCTTGTCGAGGTAGGCGTGTGCGTCGGCCGACCGGGCGATGGCGTGGAGGGCGGCGAGGACGCTGGCGTGGAGGTGTCCGGCGGGGGTGTGGGGGGTGAGGACGACGGAGCGGGGCTCCTCAATCAGGCTGCCGCTGCCCAGGCGCCGGGCGGTCCAGGTGATGCAGGCGCCGCCGTCGGGGGTGGGGGTGACGGTGTAGCCGCGGTGGAGCGCGCGACGGATGAGGTGGGCGGCGTGGGCCTCGCTGGCGTGGCCCTCAGTGATGCCCCCGGAGTGGAGCACGGTCTCGGCGAACACGGGTCCTCCTTCGGGCCGGGCACCGCGGCGGGTGCCCGGCGGGTCGTTCTCAGGCGTCGGTGGGGATGCGGGCGGCGTTGCAGTAGTGGGCGATGAGGGCTTGTCCGGTGCGGGTGAAGGCTTCGCGGACGGTCATGCCCTCGCCGAGGCGGCGGAGGTAGGCGCGGCGGATGGTGTCCAGGACCTCGTCCGAGGTGATCCGCGCGCCGACGGCCTCCAGGTCGTGACCCTCGTGGCCGTCCTCGGCGATGACCTTGGTGGCCATGGCCGCGATGTGGGCCACGGCGTCCTCGGTGGTGCGGATGCGGATGGTGGTCATGGCGTACGCCCCTTCCCTGGCTGGCCGTTCGGCCTGCCCAACACCCCGATACTCGCACGGTGACTTTGCAAAGTCAACTTGCCTTTGGGGTGTTGCTGCGCAGCATGCTGCGGCGGGAGCGGCAGCCCTTCGGGGACAGCGTGGGGACACGCGGGGAGACGGTGTGTCCCCGCAGGTCACACGGTCAGGCCTGGTGGTCGGCCTCACCGGCCGGGAGCGCGCGCCGGTCCCCGGCGGTGAGCTGGTCCCCGGTGGCGCGCGCCCGTTCGTCGGCGACGATCCCGGCGTGGGCGGCGAGCATGGCGTCCGCGACCGTGACCCGGCCGTGGTTGCCGGCGTGCTGCGCCTCGGCGCGCTTGCGCTCCAGGCGCATACGGATCTGGTCGTGGGTGAGGCCCTGGCCGCGCATGTCGCGAACGGCCTTGGCCGTGATGGCGGCGGTCAGGGCGGGCAGCGTCCCGGTGAGCCCGTCCCGCTTGATCCGGCCGGCCTCCACCTTCGCGCCGATGGCGGAGGTGGCTGCGGCTGCCGCGTTCGCGCCGATGCCGGGGGCGTCCTGGATGTACTCCCGGACGTCACCGAGGACGCGCTCCTCAGCGGCGGTGCGGGCCGGGGAGGGGGCGGTGCGGCGAGCGGGGGTGCTCGCCGTGGCGGGGCGGACCGGAGCCGGGGCGGCCGGCCTGCGGGGCGGGGTGGGCTCCTCGGTGGTGAGCACGTAAAAGGAGTTCGAGTGGACGTGGACGGTCCACTTGGCGCCGGGGGTGTTCTCGATGAGGACGGCGCGGCGGTTGGCCTCCCAGACCTCGAAGGCGCGGGCCGGGTCGACGGGGACGAGGTGGCCGGTGCTGGAGTCGTAGGCGCGGCAGTAGCGGGCGGCGTCGCGGACGGCGGTGACGCGCTTGGTCCAGTTGCGGCGGATGGTGGTCATGGGTCCTCGGCTTCCTGTGTGCAGGGTCGGGGGCCGGGCGCCGGTGGGGCGCCCGGCCGGTGGGGCGAGGTCAGGCGGTGAGGGTGAGGGTGTCCGTGTCGGGGGTGGCCAGGGCCTCCATGAGGGCGGTGGCGTCGCACTTGAAGGTGGTGCGGGTGGCCTTGCGCGGGGGGACCTCTCCACGGGCGGCGTAAGCCAGGGCCACAGCGGCGCCGTCCAGCACGGACCGCCCCGGGTTGCGCATGATCACGACGCGGCCGTACGTGCCGTTGGGGAGCTGCCGCAGCCAAGTGCGCTCCGCCTCCGCGAGCTTGGCGAGGTCCTTCGCCTGGCGGTCCAGGGCTGCGTACTGAGCCGCGTGAGCCTCCACGATCTCCACGGCGGGGAGCTCGTCGGCGGGGAGGACCGGGTCGGCCTGGGGGGCCGGGGTGAGGGTGGTCTCTCCGAGGCGGGTTGCGATCTTCTCCACGGCGCGGGTGGCGGCGAGGGCGGCGCGGCGGGCGATGCGCTCCATGCGGCGCTCGGCGGTGCGGCGGGCGCGGCGGGCGGTGGCGGCCTCGGCCTTGCGGGCGCGGGCGGCGTCGGCCAGCTCGGCGAGGCGGGCTTCGCGGGTGGCGAGGCGGCGGGTGGCGGCGGCGATGCCCTTGCCGGTGCGCTCGGCGGCGCGGGCGGCCTTGCGGGCCTCGGTGCGGAGGGTGCGGGCCTTGAGGACGCGGGCGGTGGCGCGGGTGGCGGCGCGGGTGGCGCGGGCTTCCTCGCGGGTGGCGGTGGTGAGGGCGTCCTCGGCGTTGAGGAGGTTGGCGAGGTGGCGGGCGGCGGCGGCGGTGGTCTTGCTCATGGTGTGCTCCCGTCGTCTGCGGCCGGGCCCCTCGCCCTGCCTGCACCCCCATCTTGACACAGTGACTTTGCAATCTCAACTTGCTTTGTCTCTTTGCTTGGCGTGTTGCCTGACCGTGACGGTGACTCGGCAGCCCCCCAGGCACGGACGAGCCCCCGCCGGGCGTCCCGGCGGGGGCTCGTCTCAGCGCGTGTCAGTACGCGCGGCCGTCGGTCCTGACGCGGGAGCCGACGACCTTCCCGGGCAGCTCGGCGAGGGCGGCCCGCGCCGCGCGGGCGTGCACCTCGACGTCCGAGAGGCCGGCGGGACCGGTGAAGTCCCAGTAGATGGTGGAGAGGTCGGCACCGGGTGCGGTGCGGATCTGGACTTCGGTGGAGTAGTCCTGGCGCTTCACGTGTCCTCCTGGTGACGGTCGGCGGGTCTGGTCGGTGGGGTCAGGCGGTGGGCCGGTAGGCGCTCACCGTGCGGACGGTCCCGGGCGCGGTCTCCCATCCGGCGGCCTGGAGCTTGTGGCGGATGTCACGGAGTTGCGCCGTGTGCGGGTGCCCGGCCGGCGTGACGTACCTGCCGCGCTCCACCCAGTAGGCGATCACGCCTCCGCCGGCCGCCGGCTCGACCACCAGGCCGGTGACCGTCGGGTCGTGCCCGGCCGCGCCCTCATCGGCGGCCGGGTCGAAGGTCTGGGGGACCTCTGCGAAGTGGGCGGAGGCGAGCACCTTGAGGGCCGCTGCCACGCCTTGGTCAAGGACGTGGCGCGGGGAGGTGCCGCGGGTGCGCGCGGCGCAGTCCTGGAGCCGGTCCAGGGCCTCCTGGAGCTCGCCCAGGGAGACGTGGGCCAGGGCGTCCACGATGGGGGTGTCACCCTCCCCCCGGGCGGCGAGGGTCAGAATGCTGGACGCGGCGTCCTCCTCCGCCTGCCACCGGTAGATCGCTACGGCGTGCTCCGTGCGGAGCCGACCTCCGGCCAAGACCCACCCGTACCGAACGGCGTGGCCGTAGCCGGTGCGGTACGTCCACGCGACGGGGCTGTCCTCGCCGCGAGCGTGGACGGCCTGGAAGCTGTTCGCCCGGCCGTCGTGGGAGAGGACCACGAAGTGGGCGGCGACCTCCGCCCGGAGGGCCTGCTCCTCCTGGTCCTGGGCCGGTGCCGCAGCGTTCTTCCGCTTCTCGATCTCGGCCTGGGTTCGGGCGGCGGATACTTCACCCTCGGCCAGGGCGGCGCGGAACCGCGGGTCCGGGTCGGCGGCCTTGAGGTAGTCCTGCGCGGCGGTGAGGTCGGCGAGGGCGGCGCGCCACTGGGGAGCGTCCGGGTCGGCCTGGCGGACGCGGGCAGCGGATGCGGACATGAGGAGGCGGGCGGCGGCCAGGTCCTCCGGGTTGGCGCGCCGGCAGTTGAGCGCGGCCCACTCCGTGCCGTCCTCCACGACGACGCGGACGGGCTCGCCGTTGACGAGCGGGGCCATGACACGGACGGTGCGGGCGACGCCGTCCGAGCAGAGGATTCGGTCACCGGCCTGGAAGGTGGCCGGGGTGGTCCGGGTGGTCTGGATGGTCACGGTTTCCTCCGTGGTCGAGGCGCGGACATGGTGTCCGGGCACCCTCCGGGCCGTCCGCCGTGGCGGGCGGCCCGGGGCATGTCCGGGCGGGTCAGTAGGTGAAGACGGCCGGGTCCATGCGGGACACGCGGGTGACCTCGGCGGCATAGCGGTCGTAGCAGGCGAGGACAGCGGCCAGGCCTCCGACGGTGAAGGCGTCGCGGGCCTCAGCCTCGGCCCGCGCCCGGCGGGCGGGGTTGTAGCGCCAGATGGCCGTGCCGAGCCGCTTGGCGGAGCTCTCCGCGACGGTGGCGGGGTCCTCGTAGGCCGTCATGCGGGTCGCCAGGAGGTCCCGGTACCGCTGGAGGAGGGGGAGGGCCCAGGCGGCGCGGTCGCGGAGCTCGGCGCGGGCCTCCATGGCGGCCTGGAGGTCGGCGGCGCGGGCGGCGCGGCGGACGGAGTAGGAGGACCGGCCGAGGGCGGTGGCGGCGCACTTGGTGCCGTAGTAGGTGACCTCCCCGTCCGCCGCGCCGTCCTGGTCGAGCGGCTGGAGGGCGACGGTCCGGCGGAGGCCTCGGCGGTTGCAGCAGTCGCAGGAGGTGACGTCCCCGGTGGTGCCCATGATCTTGAAGTCCGCGCTCATGTCGTGCTCCTCCCTCGGGGACCTGGTGCCCCCTTCGGAGCACCATCTAAGCAGGGTAGCTTTGCAATGTCAACGCGCTAGACGTTGGATGGCTCGCCACACCCTTAGCCTTGCCGCTTTGTAAACCCGGATGGCATAGTGCTCGCCATGACCCCCACCCGCCCCCGGCCCTTCACCCGGCTGAAGAAGCTTGCCGCGGCCCTCGAAAAGGCCGAGGCCGACCAGGCCACCGCCCGCGATGCCCTGCACGACGCGATCCTCAAGCACCTCCGGGCCCGCAGCGCCCCGCCCGGGAAGATCGCCGCGCACACCCCCTATGACCGGAACTGGGTCGGTGAGCTCGGGCGCCGCGCCGGCATCCCGGCCCTGCGGGGCCCCCGCGCCGTCGGGCCGCCGCCCAAGTACGAGCCGGAGGTGCAGGCCGCCGCCCTGGCCGAGCTCGACCAGCTCACCGCCGCCTGGGAGAAGGCGGAAGACACTATCGAGCGAACCCGCCCGCTGGTGCACAAGGAGATCGTGGCCGAATACGAGGGCGGCGCCACTCCAGAAGAAATGTCGTCCCACGTACCCTATGACCGGAACTGGATCGGTGAGATTGCCCGCAACGCCTCCACGAAGAGGCACCGGGAAAGCCGCTCCTCCGCCTGATATCCCCGCCCCGGGAATGCCGAAAGGCCGCACAGTGACGCACTGTGCGGCCTTTCGGCATTCCGGGCGCCTACAGCATTCCCGTGGCCCACGCGAAGACGATGAATCCGAGGAGGACCACGCACGCGATCTTCTGCGGCCTGGGCATGTCGACCAGCCGGACGCGGGGCTCCTCGATCACCTGCTCCCCGTCCGGGATGAGGCCCCCGTGCGCCACCCGGCGGTGCCGGGCTCGGATGCGGTCGAGCTCCTGCCGGCCGACCGGCGGGGAGGTCTCGCGGCACTTGGTGCACCGGTACTGGGACAGGGGCATCGCGTCCTCCGGGGAGCGGCCGTGCGGGGCGGTGCGGCGTGAGGGCCGCGCCGTGGCGGGGTACCGACGATAGCCCGCCCGGGGGCGTCAGGGGTGCCGAATCACCTTCCAGGCAGAGGGGCCGCGCTCGGCGTCGGGGACCACTTCGAAGGGGAGATCAGTGCCCTGTGCACCCAACCCCTTCTCGGGGGCCTCTCCTGGTGTTGTTGGCGTTGGCGTTGGCTCCTGACCTGCGGCAACAACACCTACAGGGGACCCCTCTCGGGAGGTCGGCAGCGGGGGGATGTCCTCCAGGTGCACGCCGGGCCCGTTCTTCCTCTTCACCTGGCCCCCGTCGAGGACCGCCGCGCGGACCCCCTCCCGGTGCCGGATGCCGGCCCCGTCGAGGGCCGCTTTCACGGCCTTGGTGGAGGGGAGGTTGTGGGCCTCCTGGAGGGTGGTGAGGAGGACCCCGCGGGCGCCCCGCAGGTGAGCGTGGAGGGAGCGCGCGAGGTCGTCCCGGGAGGGCGGGGCCGGGGCCTCCTGCGGGGGCTCCTGCGGGGCCTCACCCGAGGGCTCGGCGGGGGCCTGCGGGGAGGGCCCGGCGGGGGAGTCGGAGGCGGGTCGGGCGAGGGCGCTTTCCAGGGCCCCCGCGAGGGACCAGGCTGGCCGCGCCTTCTTCCCGCCCTTGAGGGTCCGCTTTCCCTTTCCGGCGGCCTTCTTCTCGGCCTTTCCTGTGCCCTCCTCTTCGGTCTTCTCGGTGGACTTCTCCGCGCCCTTAACCGGCTCCTCCTCGGGCTTGGCATTCGCCTTCCGGGATACGGCCATCGCCGTAAGGACGACGACGGCGGACGCGACGATTAGTGCGCCGATCTGGACGTCACGAGGGGACTGGATAAGCGCGTATACGGTGCCGCCCGGAATGGCGATAAGACGCACGAGGGGGTGGAAGCGCTGGCCGACCTTTCCGGTACACCAGGCGGCGGCGGCGATGCAGAGAACGGTGGCGCAGCCGTGGAGGAGCCGGAGGCCGCGCCGGGTGAGGTAGGCGGTGGCCCGTACGGCGAGCCGTCCGGCGCGCCGTGCACGGTGCGCGCTGCGGGCAGTGGCGACGGCTTCCCGGGCGAGGACACGTGGGGTGGTCCGGTCGGGCAGGTAGGGGCGGAGCGCCGGCATCGCCAGAGCACGTCGGGGGGCGGCCTCCTGGTCCGCCTCCAGCTCGACGTCCTCCGCGCCGTCGGCCTCGTCCGCTTCTGGGGCCGGGAGAGGCCGCTTCCCTGCAGGCATGCCCGCCTCCGCAGGGGCGTTGAGCGGCCCGTGGGGGCGGGAGAGGCCCGCCCCGGCCGGGGCGGGGGCCTCGACCGGGGCGGGGGCCGCAGGGCGCTTTGTGGGGGCCGGGAGGGCGGTCCCCTCCCCCAGCTGCTCGACGGTGGTCACGCGGCCAGCCTCTCCGCGGCGTCGGCCAGTGCGGCAGCGAACCGGGCGTACGGTCCGCCGGCCCCGGTGGCGACGTGGACGAAGACGATACAGAGGACGCTGATGCCCCGTTTCGAGAACTTCTTGAACAGCGCGAGCGCGATCATGAGCGCTGCGAGTGCGGGCATCTTGAGCTCGGGCGCGACGGCCCCGATCACGCCCATGACGTCCTGGATGAGGGCGCCGATGATGTCGAAGGGAAAGCCCGCGGCGGAGTAGGCGACGCCGGCGAGGAGGCTGAGGCCGAGGCACCAGCCCCACGACAGCTTGACCTTTCCCCCCTCGTTCTCCTTGCCTCCGAACCAGAGGACAACAGTCAGGATGGCGGCGAGACCAAAGAGGCCGATGCCAGCGAGGAAGCTCATGCGCTTGTCCGTTCAGGGGTGACCATGTCGGAGATCGGGGTGGGGTCGCCCCACAGCAGGAAGCCGAGGACGAGGGAGGCGGTGGGGATACGGGCGGCCCACGCGAGCGGGTAGAACCACCGCCGGGTCGCGACGTCGGCCGCGAGGACGCCGGCCGCGAGGGCGTAGCAGGTGAGGCAGTAGGTGCTGGTCCACGACGTCTGGGTGGTCTCCAGGTAGCGGAGGGCGTCGCTCACCCACTGGGGCCATCCGAAATGCCAGCCGACGGCGCCTGCGCTGCCGGAGTAGAGCAGCCACCAGAAATGTCTGGGGGTGGAGCGGAGGATGTCGAGGACGGAGCGGCGGTCCTCCTGGTGGAGGCCGGGGGCGGCGAACGTGGGGCGGCGTCCGCTGCCCCACGAGGGCCAGAACCGTGCCGCTCCCCCTCCCCCGCTCGTGGCTGGGGCCTTCTTGGCGGCCGGGGCGGGGTCCTCGTCTCCCGCGTCGTCGCCGGCCGTGTCGTCGTCTCCCCCGCCGTTGCCTCCCGGGCCGGGCGTGGGCTCGGTGCCGGCGGGGGGCTCCACCCCGGCTTTGCGCTCCAGGCGCCCGGCGGTGCGCTGCCACCAGGGGAGGCCCGCCTCCGGGTCGCCCTCGGCGTCCTGGCCCTGCTCGTCGGCGTCGTCGTCCTGGTCGTCGTCCTCGGCGGCGGCGTCCGCTCCCCCGCCGCCGGACGCCTTCGCCGGGGCCTCGTCGTCCGGCTGGGGCTTGGTGAGGTCGATGTGGGCGCCGGTGCGCCAGTCCGGCAGCCGGTTCGCTCCGGCCGCCGGGGCGGCCTCGTCCTCGTCGCCCGGGCCCTCGTCACCCTTGTCGTCGTGGTCCTCGTCGGCGTCGGCCGGGGTGGGCGGAGACACGCCGGCCCTCTCCTCGATGCGCTCGGTGAGGCGGAGGAGGCGGGCGCGCCAGTCGGTCTCGGTCTCGTCGCCGCCCGGCTCGTCGCCTTGCCCCGCGCTGTTCGGCGCCGGGTCGGCGTCCGCGGTGGTGTCGGGGGCGGTGGGGTGGTCCGCGAGCGGGCCGACGCCGGCCGCGATGAGGAGCGACCGGATACGGGCCTCGTCGGCCTCGGGGTGGGTGGTCATGTGCCGTACTCCCGGCAGTCAAGGGGGGGCGGTGGAAGAGGAGGTGGGGTGGTCAGGAGGCGCGGCCCTCGATGCGGGACCGCAGCCGCCGCACGTCCTTACGGAGGTCGGGCTTGTCCCCGAACCGCTTCCGGACCTTGGCGGTGAGGTCGTCCAGGTCGATGCCCGGGGTCTCCGCGAGGACGGCTCGGATGAACGCCGTTTTGCCGACCGGGGGGCCGCCCACGGCGTGGAGCGGTGCCGCCGGCGCCGACTGGGCCTCGGGCGCCGGGGGAACCGGGGCCGGGGGCGGGGGGACTGCGGGGACGGCCGGGGACAGCGGGGCGGGGGCGACAGAGACAGGGGGCGACACCGGGGCGGCCGGAGCCAAGGGGACAGCGGGGACGGCCGGGGAGACAGGGGCGGCCGGAGCCGGGAGGGCCGGGGCGGCAGCCCGGTTGGAGACAGCCGGGGACAGCGGCGCCCCCGGCTCGCGCTCCACGTCGACCTCCGGAGCCTGCTGCCCGTACAGCAGTCCCTCGTACGCCTCCATCGCCGCCAGCTCTCGGCGCTCCCGGCTGACCGCGAGCTTGACCGCGATCCGCCGGCGGCGGGTCAGGAGGTGGTGGGCCATGCCCGGGTCGAGCGGTACCGCGTAGTAGCCGAGGGCATTGATCCACATGCCCTTCGCCAGGGCGGAGACGGCCGCGCCGACGAGCCCGGACGCCAGCTCGCCCTCTACGTGCCCGTGCACGCCGATCGCGACCATGGTCACGACGAGGGCGATGTAGCCGAGTCGGCGGGGGATCTTGGCCCGCTCGGGGTCGCGGCGGTCCAGCCATTCCCGGGCCTGGCACGACAGCCATGCGATGTCGAAGATGACCGCGGCGCCGTACGCGGCGAAGGCGTCCGCCTTCCGGTCGAGGAGGCTGCCGATGCTGTCGGTGGACCACACCAGGGACAGCGCCGTCACCAGGAGAGCACCGCCGATGAGGCCGCGGACCAGCACGAGGTCCCAGTCCCTCGGCGGGGCCGGCACGCGCACGGTCCGCTCTACCTCGCGGTAGGTCGTCTCCCCGTCCAGCGTGGTCGCCTCCAGGTCGACAACCTTCCGCTTGACGTAGCGCACGCCCGGGAGGTCCATGGGCGGAACGCCCTGCTGGTGCTGGTGGTGGTCGGTGCTCACGGTCTGCCTCTCCTGTTCAGGCCGCGTCAGGACCGGACCCGCGTGCACGGGCCCGGTCCTGACGGGGTTGGGGGTCAGCCGAGGCGGGGCAGGCCGCGCTTGTGGCGGCGCATGCGTGCCTCGGTCTCCTGCTCGCGCTTCCGCGCCTTGTCGGCGTCGGCCTGGCGCTGCCGCTCCTGCGCACTCGCGCGGAGCTGGTCGGCCAACGCGTGGTCGTCGCCGGGCTTGAGGGAGCGGAAGAAGTCACGGGTACGACTGGCCATCACGCACCCCGCTTCCGGCTGGTGGTGGACGACTGGTACGAGCTGCCGCACTTGCCGCAGACCAGGACGCCGTTCTCGTTGCGCATCTCGCGCCCGCAGCACTTCACCGCGAACCACGCCCCTTCGGGGCCTCGGCCGCGGCCTTGGCGTGCCACCGGGTGTTCTCCTGCTGCACGGCGGCGTCCTCGGCCCGGGCCGCGCGCTCGGCCGCGGTGCCCCGGTCCTGCTGGCACGCCTCCACCGTCGCGGGCTCGGCGAAGATCTTGTTCGGCTTGAGCTTCACTGGCTGGCCCTCCCAGTGCTCGGGCGCGGCCGGGGGATGCCCGGGTTGACGGGCTTGTCGTCGTCCGGGCCCCAGCCGTACGCCGCGGCGGTGTGCTCCAGCCGGGCCGCGTACCGGCCGCGGGTGCCGGAGAGGTCCGCCTCGGGGAGCGCGTCCACCACGGCCTTCGAGAGGGCCTTGCCGCTGCTGCGGCAGGTGCGCCCACGGAGGTTGTAGACGGTCCCGGCGGTGCACGCCTGGACGGAGAGGGGAGTGATGCGGTCCCCCGGCCGATGGCTGGCGAAGTGGCCGGCCATCGCGGCCAGCACCTCCCCGACCTCGCTCCGGGAGGCCACGGCCGCGGCGGCGCGCTGGGCGCCCCCGGCCGTAGAGGTCACGGGGACACGCCCCGTAAAGTGCTGCATTGCGTCATCTCCTGTTAGTGGCAGGGGGTGGCGGCCCGGACCTCGTGTGCGACCACGAGCCGGGGTTGAGGCGGTGCCCGGTATGCGACTACCGGGCACCGCCGCTTTTTCAGCAGCCCCGACCACCGTGTGCGACCACAGCGGCCGGGGCTTCGTGCTGAGATTGCGAGACTAGCGCGGCGTTTGCGCTAACGCAAATAAGTTGGAAGGATGGCGGCATGTCTCACTCCCCCCAGGGGGCGGAGCGGCAGAAGGGCCAGCCCGATCTGGTGTCGATCCCGGCCATGCCGGACCGCCTGGTGGCGGCCGGCGTCAAGCGCGTGGGGGCACCCCGCATTCGGCAACTTGTCGCGACCGACCCCGACTTCCCGGCGACGGTGTACGAGCACGGCCGGATTCGGCTGTGGAACTGGCCGGAGGTCCTGGCGTACTTCCGTGCGCGCGTCACCCGCCAAGGGGAGAGGACGGACCTGAACGAGAAACACCCCCCGGCGGAGTGACGCCCCCGGGACGCCCTGAAAAGGAAGCGCTGTTGGGCACCCCCCCTTGCCCACTGCCGACCTCGTGCCGGACGTCCCGGGCGGACCGACCGTGGCGCCAGGGGGCCCGTACAGGCCTCCAGCATCGGACCCGCCCTGAGGTGAACGTGCTTCGGCCCCCGCACCGGTGCGTAGTGCGGGGGCCGAAGTGGCGTGGAGGACGGATCACTCCTTGCCGGTGCGTCGGTTGGCGTCTCTGACCTTGTCCTTGAGTTCCTTCCGCTCCTCCGGCTTGCTGAGGTCGTGCTCCACGGTCATGACTTCCTCCGATTCCACCCTGTGGGGGGTGCGACGTGGGGTCGGCGGTGGCTCTTCGCGGGTGTGCGACCACCCGGGCCGGTGCGGGGTGTTCGTGCGGGCGGTTAGTGGCCGGTCCGCGCGAACGCTGGATCCCCGTGGGCTTTCGAGGAGCCTCGGTGCGCTCTAAGGTGTACTAAGGCACCTTGGTGTGTCAAGCGGTGTCGCATCGGGCACTGTCAGTGATCAGAGAGAGGGGAGGCCGGGATGGGCCAGGCTCTTCCGCCGTACCGGCGGATCGCGGAGAAGATCATCGCGGATATCGAGGCGGGGCGGCTGCGCCCTGGTGACCGTGCGCCGTCGGTGCGGGAGATCGAGCGGGCGGAGGGGGTGAGTTCGGCGACGGCGGCACGGGTGACGGCGGTGCTGCGTGACCGGGGGGTGGTGGACACGGTGCCCGGTATCGGCACGATCGTGCGTGCCCCGAGCCCGGCGACGGCCGGCGCGGAGCGGCTGGCGCGGATGCTGTCGGCGCGGCCCTCGATCGGTGAGGGCGAGCGCGTCGAGCTCCTGGACGTCCGGCGCGAGGAAGCCGACCGGGCGGTGGCTGACGCACTGGGGGTCGAGGTCGGGACGGTGGTGACCCGGCGGCGCCGCCGGTACCTCGACGTCGGCGGGGTGGTCGCGGTGTCCTCGACGTGGGTCACGGGCGCCCTGGCCGACCTGATGCCGGAGTACGAACAGCTGGCCCCGCTGCCGAAGATGACGTTCGGGCTCGTGGAGGAGCGGACGGGGCGGCGGGTGGCCCGGCGTCGGGATACCCATGAGGTGCGGCCGGTGCCGCTGGACGTCGCGGAGCACCTGGGCGTGGCCGCGGGGACGGAGGTGCTGGTGACGGTGAACCACTACTGGGACCACGACCACCAGCCGACGGAGTACGCGGTGGACTACCTGGCGCCTGGCCGGCGGCTCGTGGCCGAGAGCGACGTGTGAGGTTGTACCGGCGGCGCGAGGCCGAGAGCTGAGGTAGACGAACAGCCCCCCAACCGATCGGTTGGGGGGCTGTTCTTTGTGGAGCTACCGCCGGAGCGGCCCGGTCCGCGCCGAATTCCCCGGCCGACGCGGTTCCCGATGAGCGGTGCTGACGGTAGTGCCCGGGGATGATCAGAGTGGGCGGCCCGTGGCTGCCGTACGCCAGATCGGTGCGCCCCTCGTTCGGGGGGTGCGGCCGGGATTGCCCTTGGGGCCGGGGGCCGGGTCGCTAGCGTCGGCGCTTTGCACTGATCAGAGGAGGGCGCCATGCGGAGTGTTGGGGTGTACGTGGGTGCGGTCGTGGCTGCGGCTGCGCTGGTGAGCGGCTGCGCGGGGTCGAGCGAGGACGCGGCCGATGGCCAGGGGGCGCCGTCGGCACCGGCGGGGTCGACGGCACCGGCGGAGGCCAAGGGCGGCGAGGAGGACGTGGCCGCGCGGGACGTCGGGCTGGGCAAGGCCGGGTTCCAGGATCACGACGTGTGGGGGTCGGGGGCGTACGTCACCCCCTACTCGATCACCAACCGCGGTGAAGAGGCGGCCTCGTACTTCGTGGGGCTGGAGTACCTGGACGCGGACGGGGACGTGCTGGGGTCCACCGGGGTGACGGCGGACAAGCTGGGGCCGGGGAAGACCTCGAAGGGCGACACGGCGCCCCTGGAGGCAGAGATTCGGAACGGGGAGCTGAAGGACATTCGGTCCGTGCGGGTGTCGACAGTGGAGCGCACGCCGGAGTAGGCAGGCGGACACCAGGAGGCCCCCTCGATGGGTCGAGGGGGCCTTTGTGCGGACCTTGGGCGGGTCGGTTACCCGTTGAGGAGGCATGGTGGAGATACGCGTAAAGCCCGCCGTTAGGTGACTCAGCGTGATGTACCAGTGGCTGAGTTCTCCTACGCTTCGCGATCTTGAGCCGGGTCCACTTCGTGCATCAGTCTGGAATGCGTCGGCGCCCGCCCCGAGGTCGGATCGGGACGGGCGCCGACGTCGGTCGGGGCCGCTACTGGGCGCCGGTCGCGTTGAAGCGGGCTACCTCCTCCTCGTGCCGCTTCGCTGCCTCTGCGGACGCCGCTGCGAAGGTCTTGACTGCTGCTTGTACCGGGGTCGGGGTCTCGGGGTACGTCTCGTCGAGGTCCCGGATACGCAGGGCGCGTACGTCATCGGGCAGGTCGTCCAGGCGGCGGAGCGCTTCGACCTCGGCGAGCTGGTACGCGGCGGTCGCCTCGGGGCGGGATACCGAGTGGTGGTTGAGGTAGATGCTCATCTCAAGGATGCGTCCGAGGGCACGCTTCGTGATCTGCCCTTCCTGCGCCTTGGTGTAGGTCGGCCACGACACTTTTGGTCCTCCTGGGTAGTGAGTTGCCTTGATCGATTGCGTGCCCAACTACAGGCCGCACGAGAGCGTAGACAGGACTTGGACACGAGGCGAGGCGCGCTGCTCACGGGGCTCCAGGGCGGTTGGAGGAGGTCGGTTCGGGCGCCTCGGCCGGGCCGGCGGGGGAGAAGTGGCGGGTGGGCATGGGCTGTCCTCTCGGGTGGGGTGATGCGAGTTTGCCGTCATGGAGCGCCGGCCGTGGGTGCTTCCGGCGCGGTGCACCTGTACGTGTGGCGGGGGGTCAGTGGGTGCGGCGTCCGGAGGTGGCGATGGCGGCGGCGACGCCGATGCACGCTTTGTGCCACGCCTGATCGATGAGAGCGCTGGCGCCGGGGTCGCGCTGGAGCCACGTGCCCTTGCCGGTGGCGTGGGCGGCGCGGACGAGGAGCGGTGCGGTGGGGGTGTCGTCCGCCCAGTGGGTTGCGCAGCGGTCTGCGATGTAGTGGGTGGCGGCGGAGAGGCCGAGGCCGAGGAGGGCGCGGCGGGGGTTGAGGTCGAGGCGGAGGCCGCGGTGGGCGGCGAGGAGCGCGAGGGCCTGGGTGGCGGTGTAGGAGGCGACGTGGCGGGCGCAGGCGGCGCGGCCGGTGTGGCCGTGCTTGCCCTTGTCGCGGGCGTCGGCGTCCCGTTGGACGATGTAGTCCCCGGCTTCATGGGCGGCGGTGAGGGCGGCGTAGGCGGCGACGTAGGCGGCGGCGGTGCTGGGCATTGGAGTCTCCTTGGAGGGCGGTGTGCTGGTGTTCGTGGTTGCGAAGCGGTGGCGGCCGGGGCGCCCTGTGGTGGGCACCGCGGCCGTGCGGTTCGTCACCCGGCGGGGCGGGGTGGGCTGGTGGCTTTCCGGTAGTGGGCGACGGTGCTGCGGTGGACGCCGAGGAGGCGGGAGATTGCGGCGTTGGTCTCGGTGCTGAGCAGAGCCCGGATTTCGTCGGCTCGGGGGTGTGAGCGGGTGGCCCTCGGGATGGGGGCTGGACCGATGCCGGCGGCGCGGCGGTGGCGAGCGACGGTTTGCGGGTCGACGCCGGTGGCCCGGCTGATGGCGGCGTTTGTGTGCCCAGCGGCGAGAAGTTCGCGGATCTCCTCGGCGCGCGGGTGGCTGTAGGCGGTGCGGGCGGGGGGTCTGGCGGGGCCGTACAGCCTGCGGAGTCTGGCTACCTCGTTGCGGTCGGCGCCGACGAGGGAGGCGATGCGCTTGTCTCCGGCCGTTGGGAGGAGCGCGCGGATCTCCTCGGCGCGTGGGTGTACGGGGGCCGGCGGCTGGGTGTAGGGCGGGATGCCTGCGGCCCTGCGGTGTCTGGCAACCGTGGGGGTGGCCGCCCCGGTTGCGCGGCTGATCGCGGCATTGCTGAGGCCGTCGCGGAGTAGCTGCTCGATCTCAGCTGCGCGGGGGTGGGTCCGCTTGCCCCAGGCCGAGCGGGGAATAGGGGGGATGCCCGCGAGGCGTCGGAGGTCGCGCACGGTGGCCCGGTCGAGGCCGAGTTGCGCGGCGATGCGCTGCGTGGTGTGTCCCTCGCGGGCGAGGGTGACTGCCTGCTCGATGACGTGCATGTCAGGCATCGGCTGCTCCACGGCCGTGCGGGCGGTGGTCCAGCTCGGCTCCGAGAAGGTCGAATGCCTCGGTGATGGCGGCGTGGACCTGGTCCCGGCGGACGGTGGCGGTGTAGGCGAAGCGGACACCGCCGTCCCCCGTGCTGTCCCCGTCGTCGTCCTCGGGGGCGTGGCGGTCGGGGACGGCGGGGACAGTGCTGGTCAGGGCGGGTGCGGCGGTGTCCCCGGGAGGGGACGCCTGTGTCCGTCCACCGAGGTCGGGGGGCGTGTCCTCCCCGGTGTCCCTCGCCGGGGGGACGGGGTGTCTCCCGGCGGGGACGGGGTGTCCCTCGGTGGTGGCGTGGGAGTCGGTGGGGTTGGCGCGGGCGGGCACGCCAGCGGCGTCGAGGGCGGCGTGAACTGCTCGCCAGATCGAGGCGTTGCGCTGGGCGGTGTCCGAAGGGAGGCCGGGGCCGAGGCGGCGGATGTGGTTGTACACCGCTTCGTAGGCGGCCTGGCGGCACGGTGAAGGCGCGCCGGTCACGTCCTCGCGGGTGGGTCGGCGTTCGAGGAGGGTCGTTGCGGCGTCGGGGGTCGGGCAGCCGAGGGAGGAGCAGGTGATGTAGCCGCCGTTCGCGAGGAAGAGGGTGGCGCCGCCGCAGCTCGGGCAGCGGCCTTGAACATCCGGGTGGTACGGGCGGGTGCGGCGGGCGGTGAGGGCGGAGTGGGCCCGCTTCACGAGCATGGGCGGGACGGCCTGCTCCTCGGCCGCGCTCTCCGCGAGGTGCGCCAGGAGCGTGCGGAGGGAGTGGGCCAGGAGATCCAGGCGGCCCCGGGCGTGGCGCAGCGCGTCCTTGAGCTGTGCAGGGGCGCACTCGTGGCCGGGCTCGGTGGTGTCCCCGCACGTGAAGCACTGGTCAGTCGTGGTGGTGTCGGTCATGGCTTTCCTTCCGGGGTGGTGGCGGTCCAGGCGAAAGGGTTCTCGCCGCGGTCCTGGTCGCAGGTGAGGGCGACGAGGGCGGCGGCGTCCTCGTCGGCGGTGCCCGGCCGGGTCGGGACGGGCGGCCGCCGGGGGCCGGGCGCGGCCGAGAGGGCGGCTACGGCCGCGAGGGCGGCGGTGGCGTAGAGGGCGGTGGCGGTCGCCGGCGCTCCGCCGTGGTTGACGGTGATGGTGGCGGCGTGAGCGAGGTAGAGGCCGGCGGTGAGGTGCGCGGCGGCCAGTGCGTAGCCGAGGGGGCGGGTCAACGGGCCTCCTCGTCCTCGGGGCGGTATGGGGGCGGGACTTGCATGGCGGGGCTCCTGGGGGGCGGGGGGTCGTGGCGGTGGCGCCAGGCCCGGAGGGTGCGGCGCGGGTCGGTGATGAGCAGCAGCGCGGCGAGGACGAGCCGTTGGGGGCGGGTCGTCCACCGATCAAGGTGGAGGTGGGTTTCCCAGGCGACCCAGTCGCCGAGTCGGGCGTAGGGCTGCCAGCGGCCGAGCCCGTACCCGGCGAGGAGGGCCGCCAGGAGGTAGACGGTGGTCACGGACGGTCCTCTCCGGCCTCGCGGGCCTCGCGCGCTAGTTGGGCGCTGGTCGTGACGGCCATGCCGTAGACGAGGCCGATGGCCTCGCCGAGGTCGGGGGCGCCGGTGCGTTCGCAGTGGTCCGCGAAGACGGTGAACAGATCGAGGGCGGCGTCAGGGTCACGGTTGGCCCAGGCCGTGACGTACTGGAACGCGAAGCGCGCCGGCGGCGGTAGCTCGTCGGCGGACGCGCTCTCCCCGGTGGTGATGTCGGCGACGTGCAGGCCGAAAGCGCCGGCGGTGCTGTCGCGTCGGGCGATGAACGTGGCGGCCTCGGCGAGGCTGCCGAGGACGGCGAACGTCTCGCGGCGGCCCCGGTCCACGAGGGGCTGGAGCATCATGGCGCCCCGGTCGAGGTCGCCTGCGACGCCGGCGGCGAGGGCATCGCCGATCGTGCGTACCTCGTCGTTGAACTGCTCGGTCATCGGGGGTCTCCGGTGTGCTCGGTGCGCGGGTTCACGGGCCCCACAGGGGCAGTTGGCGGGGCTGTGGCGGGGGTAGCGGCAGGGCCGTCTGTCCGGGTACGGACGTGGGCGGGGGCGGGTCGGGTGGGTCGGGGCGGCGGCATCCCGGTCGGGGGCACAGGGCGGTGGTGTCGGGGAGGGGTGTCCAGCAGGCTGCGCAGATGGGGTGCACGGTCGGCCTCCGTGGCGTGGGAGGGTGGCGGGGTGGGGCCGCTCCCGGTTCGGACGGGAGCGGCCCCACGCTCGTGGCGCACGCTGGTCAACTGCGCTTGCACTTGTTGCAGTAGGCGACGCCGGTGGGTGTGTACCGGCCGTGGTCGGCCTGGAGGTGGCCGTGGCGGCAGCGCTCGGGCCGGGGGCCGCGCCCGGTGAGGTAGCGCAGTTGCTCGCGGGTGCGCTGGCGGCCGAGGTCGTCGTCTACGTGGTCGGGGGCCTGGCAGTGGCGGACGCCGCACTCGGCGCGGACCTGGTCGACGGGGTCGCGGCCCTTGCCCCAGCGGAAGGCGACGGCGGACGGGGCGACCCACTGGTCCTGGTAGCGCATGGCGGGGGTGCCGGTGCTGGACCGCTCCCCCAGCCACTCCAGGTGGCCGCCGTCGACCAGGCGGACGTGGTCGGCCCACTTCTCTTCGACTGAGCGGTACTTCGGCTTGCGGTAGGTGGTGCCGGTCTCCTGGCGGATGCGGGCGACGGTCGCGCGGTCCACGCCCAGCTGGTGACCGATGGCCGTGTTCGTGGCGTGGGCGAGGAGGGCGGTGATCTCGGCGGTGCGCGGGTGGGGGCGGGGCGGCGGCGGGATGGTGGCGGGCCCGATACCGGCGGCCTCGCGGATGCGGGCCGCGGTGGCCGGGGTGACGCCGGTCCGGCGCGCAGCCTCGGCGTTGCTGTACCCCTCGGTGAGGAGGTCCCGGACCTGCTTCTCCTTGGGGTGGGGCGGCTTGCGCCAGGCGGTGCGGGGGGTCGGGGGGATGCCGGCCTCCTCGCGGACCCTGGCGACGGCCATGCGGCCGGCGCGGAGGGTGCGGGCGATCTCGTCGGTGGTGTGGCCGGCGCGGGCAAGCTCGATGATCTGCGCCGTCTTGGGGTGCGGGCGTCGGGAGCGGGAGGCGGTCACGCGGGTCTCCGTGGTTGGCTGGTGGGAGGGCCGCCCCCGATTCCCGCGGGGGCGGCCCGTGTTGAGCGGGCGGTCAGGAGGTGGGCTGCCAGCGGGGGCAACCGGTGGCGGGTTGGTAGCTGGGGCCGAGAGAAAGGCCCAGGTCGCATGACGGGGCGGCGGGTCCGGAGGCACCCCAGTTGCAGCCGGGCTCGCAGCCGCAGGCGTCACCGCCCCGGTCGTAGTGCGTGCACGTCTTGCAAGAGCGGGTGGCGGGGTTCTTCCAGCAACGGGAGATGTGCGTGGCGGCGGAGGCGCGCTTGGCCCAGGTACGGCGGCAGTGCGGGCACTGGTGGCGGGTGACGACAACGGGCGTCGGCAGGTCGACGGACATCAGGGGCCTCCGAGGGGGGTGGTGTCGTGGTCAAGGGGGCCGCCCCCGATTCCCGCGGGGGCGGCCCGTGCTGTGCGGGCGGTAGGTCAGGCGTCGTAGGCCAGGGGGACCCACTGCCCCGTGCTCGGGTCCCAGGCGGGGAGGTCATCGAGCGAGAGGTAGGCGCCGTACGCGGTGGGGACGAGCGGCGGGTACTCGGTCGTGAGCTGGTCGAGAGGGGCGGGCTCGTTGGTGGGGTCGTCCTCGTGGAGGAGGAGCAGGCAGCCCCGGGCGTCGATGCCCACCGGCCGCCACCACGCCCCTTCGCCGTCGCGGTACCAGACGGCGGCCGGGTAGGTCTTTCCCTGCCACGTGAGCCTCGCGGACGCGCAGTCGGCGGCGTGGAAGGTGGGGGCGAAGCACCGGCATTCGCCGCCGGTGGTGGTGCCGGTGGCGTCGGTGATGACCGGTGCGGGCCGCGTGGTCAGGGCCTCGGCGGCGAGGAGGTGGAGGAACCGGAGGACGTCGCTGCGGCCGGGGTCGAGCTCGTAGTCCTGCGGCAGGGCGTCGACCAGGCCGGCGGCCTTGCGGTACGCGGCGGCCTGGACCTCGGCAACGGACGGGCCGGACGGGGCCGCCGAAACGGGCGTGTCGGTCTGCGCCTCCCATCCGTCGTGCTGCCAGTTGTCCGGGTCCATGGACGTGGCGGTGGACGGCTCGCCGTCCCGGCCGAGGAGACCGACCGCACGGGGCTCCGCCGTGAGCGGGTTGAGGACGACGGCGAGGCACCGGAAGGTCCAGCGGCGCCGCCGGTAGACGGTGTCGGGGGCGAAGAAGTCGGCGGGTGGGGCGGTCTCGGCCGGGCGGGCTTCCGGCTCGGCGCCGATCTGGCCGGCGGCGAGACACGCGGCGATGACGACGGTGTCCGGCACGTCGCCGGGGAAGGTGGTGGCGCCGCCGCCCGGGGTGTCGAGGCCGCAGTCACCGTGGTCGGTGTGGACGGCCCAGACGGCGCCGTTGGGGTGGTGGAGGATTTCCAGGAGCCGGTCCGGGGCGCCGGTCCACCCGGCGGCTTCCAGCGCCTCGGCTACGTCCAGCCGGGAGTTCCAAGGGGCGTTCATGGGGTGATCTCCGGTTTCTGCGGGCGGGGCCCGCTGTCGTTGTGGTGGTGGAGGGGGCCGCCCCCGATTCCCGCGGGGGCGGCCCGTGCTGTGCGGGCGGTAGGTCAGGCGTCGTGAGCCAGGGGGACCCACTGCTGCGTGCTCGGGTCCCAGGCGGGGAGGTCATCGAGTGAGAGATAGGCGCCGTACGCGGTGGGGGTGAGCGGCGGGTACTCCGCCTCGACCTGGTCGACGGGGACGGGTTCGTTGGTGAAGTCGCCCTCGTTGAGGAGGAGCAGGCAGCCCCGGGTGTCGATGCCGCTCGGCCACCACCACGACCCTTCGCCGTCGCGGTACCAGCTGGCGGCCGGGTAGGTCCGGCCCTCCCACGTGAGCCTCGCCGAGCGGCAGCTCGAAGCATGGTGGGTGGGGGCGAAGCACTGGCATTCGCCGTCGGCGGTGGTGCCGGTGGCGTCGGTGATGGCCGGCGCGGGCTGCGTGGTCGGGGCCTCGGCGGCAAGGCGCTGGAGGATCTGGACGGCGTCGCCGCGGCCGGGGTCGAGCTCGTAGTCCTGCGGCAGGGCGCTGACCAGGCCGGCGGCCTTGCGGTACGCGGCGGCCTGGACCTCGGCAACGGACGGGCCGGACGGGGCCGCCGAAACGGGCGTGTCGGTCTGCGCCTCCCATCCGTCGTGCTGCCAGTTGTCCGGGTCCATGGACGTGGCGGTGGACGGCTCGCCGTCCCGGCCGAGGAGACCGACCGCGCGAGGCTCCCCAGTGAGCGGGTTGAGGACGACGGCGAGGCACTGGTAGGTCCAGCGGCGCCGCCGGTAGACGGTGTCGGGGGTGAAGAAGTCGACGGGCGCGGCGGTCGGTGCGGTCCCCCCTCCGTGCTGCCAGGCGGTCTCAGCGCGTTCGCGGAGCACGTCGGCCATGCTCCGGGTCGCGGCTCCCTCGATCCCGGTGTCCCGGTCCAGCTCGCCGTACTCGGCCCGAATCTCCTCGTCCATCTGGTCCTGAAGCCGGGTAATGGTGTCGGCGGCCTCGCGCAGCACGGCGGCGCGGCCGGCGGGCGGGGGGTTGAGCGACGCGGGGGCGGGGTCGTGGGACTCGTCGGTCATGCAGGCGATGCAGGGGCTGGTACAGCCAGTGGGGCGGGGTTCGGTCATCGGTCATCTCCTAGTGGTGTGGGGGGCGGGCTTCGTCGTCCTCGGGCTGGTCACGTGAGGTCGAGGACGCCCTGAGCAAAGCGGGCACGGGCGAGGTCGTGGTAGGTGGCGCTGATGTCGATGCCGATGTACCGGCGGCCGAGGTGGCGGGCTGCGGCGCCGGTGGTGCCGGAGCCGGAGAACGGATCGAGGACGAGGCCACCCGGCGGGCAGCCGGCTGCGATGCAGCGGGCGGCCAGGGCCTCGGGGTAGGGCGCGACATGGCCGTGGGACGCCGCTGCCCGGTCGGTGCCGATCGTCCACACGTCAGTGGAGGCGCCAGCGTCCTCCCGGCTGTAGTGGTAGCGGGCCGACTTGGTCAGCAGGTAGACGCGCTCAGTAGTGCGCCGGGGGCGGTCACGTGCGGTGGGCTCGGGGGCCGCGTCCGGTCGGCGCCAGATGATCTCGGACCGCAGGGTCCAGCCGTCCTCCTGGAGGGCTATTGCGACTCGGGCGGGGATCATCAGCAAGCTCTTGCGCGGGTAGGGCAGGCCGCTTTGGTCCAGGGGGCGCGGACCGGCCCAGCGACGCGCCCGCTGTCGACGGTCTACACCGGTGGGCCGACCCTTCGCCGAGTAGTAGGAGTCGCCGAGGTTCAGCCAGAGGGTGCCGGTGGCGGCAAGGACGCGCCGAGCCTCGGCGAAGACGGCGCGGATTCGATCGACGTACAGCGCAGGGGTCTCTTCCAGCCCGAGCTGGCCCGCGGCGCCGTAGTCGCGCAGGCCGTAGTACGGAGGGCTGGTGACAATGCAGTCGACCGAGCCGTCGGGCAGGGTGCGGAGCTGGTCCAGGGCGTCGCCGAGAAGGAGAGCGGCCTGCTCGTCCTGATGGTAGGCAGTGGTCAAGGGTTGATCTCCAGTTCTGCGAGCGGCTGCCCGCTGTCGATGTGGTGGTGGAGCTCGCGGAGGCGGGCCATGGCGCGGGCGCGGGCGCGGGCGCGGGTGTGGGAGAGGAGGCGTCGGGCCTCGTTGGGGAGCTGGCGCCAGCACGGCGGGCACAGGTAGGTGCGGGTGGGTCTCGGGTTGCCGCAGGCGCGGCACCGGGTGCGGGCGCTCACCAGCGGGCGGGGGCGGTCGCGCAGGCCGGGGAGCAGACCTCGGCGGTGGGCGGCATGTCGCCGCCGCACACCGGGCAGTCGGCGGTGGTCTGCTGGCGGAGGGGGTGGTGGCCGTGCTGGTGCACGTCGGGCTGGGTGGTCATTCGATGGGTCCTCGGTTGGTGGTGGTGCCCCGGCCGGCGGTGGCGAGGGCTCGGGCGACGGGGCGGGCCCCGTAGGTGCGCACGGCGGCGTCGTGGCCGTGCGTGTCGACCGCGTGGAGGACGTCCTCCACGGGCGCGTCGGTGGTCGTGTGGGTGGTGGCGCGGCGGCGGCGGGTGTTGCACAGGAGGCACCCGCCGGCCTCGTTGTCGACCGGGCCGGTGGGGTGGAGGCGGCACCCGGTGACCGGGCGGTTCGCGGCGGCGGCGACCAGGCGGCGGGCAAGGACGAGGGATTCGTCCAGCGCGCGCAGCGCCTCGGGCGTCGCGTCGTGCGGGTTGAGGCGGTCGCCGTAGCTGTCGAGGTCGGCGAGGGCGGCGCGGAGGTCCTGGAGCACGGTGAGGTTCATCCGTTCACCGCCTGGGCCGCGTCGTCGGCGGTGCAGCGGGGGCAGAGCCCGGCGGGGGCGGGGGCGGGCACGGTGCGGTGGACGCTGCCGCAGTCGCGCTCGCAGTCCCGGATCTCCGTGCGCTGGGCCGGAAGTCGCCGTGCGGGCCTAGGAGCGGCCGGGGCGGCGTCGGTGGCCCCGGAGGGCACGCCGACCAAGATCGCCCCCTGTACGGGCGCCTGGGCCGCTTCACGGCGGCGCTTACGGTCCTCGGCCTCCCGCTCGCAGGTGCGGCAGCGGGCGCCGGTGTCGACGTCGGTGCCGTCGTCGCAGCGTTCCGAGGTGCACTGCCCCCGGCGCACCAGGGCGATGGCGACGCCCACCGGGCGGAGGATGCCCGGGCCGTCCCCGGACTCGGCCGCGTCCTCGTAGCCGTGGTTCCACCAGCGGCGCCCGACCCGCTCCACGAGCTGATCGGCGGTCAGGCCGCGGGCCAGCTCCGTGCGGATGGCGTCCGTGACGGCCCGGGGCACCGGGTTGGGGAGCTGGTCCCGCAGACGGTGCGGCATCAGCCCGATGACGCAGCCGACGGCGGCCGTCCGCAGTTCCTCCGTCTCCTCCTCGGCCGGGCTCGCTGTTGCTGCCGCGGCGCAGCCGCCCTCGGGCGCGCCCTCACTACCGGTAGTTGGCCTACGGCCGTCACCAAGGGTTGTGGACGGTTCTGTGGACGGTTCACTGACGGTTAGGGCGGCACTGAGTGCGTGACGTGCGTCGTCAGAGTGCGTGACGTCACGCACTTCGGATGCGTGACGTGCGCCGTCGGACTGCGTGACGTCCGACTCGGTCACGTCGTCAGAGTGCGTGACGTCCGGCTCGGCGGAGGACTCGACGGCCGCCGACGAGGCGGCGCGCTTCGCGCGGGCCTTCCGCTGGCGGTCCCGCGCGGCGTCCTTCTGCCGCTGCTCGTCCTCCAGGAGTTCCGTCCAGTCCGACGCCGGGCGGGCTGCGTGGAGGGCGAGGGCGTAGACGGTGATCTCTCCGTGGGTGCCCGTGGCCTTGATGAGCCCGGCCGTCTCCAAGCGGCGGAGCGCCCGTTGCACGGTGCGGCGGTCGTAGCCGGTGCGGTAGCGGAGGCGAGCGATCGAGGGACGGGCGTTCCGGCCGTCCTTGTCGGCGTGCTCTGCGAGGACCTGGAGGACACCCCGGGTGGTGGTGTCCGGGCGACCCTTCTCGGTCCGGAGCATGGGCGCGTCGTCCATGGCCCATGTGACCGCTTCGTGGCTCATGCGGCGGCGACCCTTCCATCAGTGCTGGTCAGCGCATTTTCGGCTGGGCCGCCGTTTGCCGGGGCGACCCTTCCGTGATCAACACTTTGACCCTGTCGGTTTGCAAAGTCAAGTTGCCCGGTCACGCAGTTTGAATGCGTACACGGACGGGGCACCTCCACGCTCACCGCGGGCCCCGACGGCTCCGGCGCGCGGCGAGGTCCACCACCCCCTCCGGCAGCGGTCGGGCCGGACGCGCGGTGCTCGGCGCCCCCGCCGCCCGGCCGCCACCACACGTCGCCACGTGCGGCTTGTGCAGCCGCTCCCACCCCGCCACCGGCAACTCCTCAGTGGGCCGGCGGGACCGCCACGTCCCCGTCCCGTCCCGGTAGACGGCGGTGTTGCCCTCGGGGTCGGGGCGGGCGTCGACCAGCAGACGGCGGCCGGCCTCGGTGATCGTCAGGTGCACAGCCGCACCGCAGGTGCCACACCGCACGGGGGCTCCTCTCAAGCAGGACAGGGGAGGGGGCGGGCCGGACGCCGACCCGGGCGCGCGGGCGCCGGGCCCTCGACCGTCGGTGGTCGGGGGCCCGGCGCTCCTCACTTGCAGGGACTCGTGGACCCGCTCGGTGACGGGCTCTCGGTCGGCGCGGGGTGGGCCCCGCCCGGCACGAGGACCAGGCCCCGGGGCGTCGTCCGGGTCGGGGCGGGTTTGGGCTTGCGCAGGTCGACGGACGGGCCGTCAGGCCGGGGCGCCGGCCGGGGCGCGGACCCGCTCCCCGACCCGCCGCCGGAGCCGCCACGGCCCCCGCCACGCCCCTCGACCGCCGCCACGAGGCTCATCTCCTGGCCGGTCCCGGCGGACCGGCAGCGGCCCCTGTCCTGGTCCTCGGCGGCCTGGCAGCCCCACAGCAGCAGCGCGCCGAGCGGCACCGCGAGCAGCCATCGAGCCCGGCCCGGGCGGGAGGTCTTCACCGCTTCGACCCGCCGGGGCCGCGCAGCCGCGCCCCGGACTCCAGGATCAGCGCCCGCGCCGTGCCGTACGACAGGTCCCGCGCCTCGGCGATGGCCCGGATACCCGCGCCGGCCGCATACTCGGCGCCGATCGCGGCGGCGACCCGCGTGCGCTCCTCCCCTCGCAGGCGGGGCCGGTACCGCGACCCGAGCCGAGCCTTACCGCTGGTGCTCACAGATGGGTCCTTTCGTTGGTCTGCTGGGGGGTGGTCACCGCTGTCCAGCGGCGGGCCGCCTCCTCCGCACACGTCTTGTGCGAGGGACGGCCGTAGGAGTCGCGGAGCTGGGTTGTCTCGGGGCAGTAGCGGCACTGGGCGGCCGTCTGCGACCAGTGGGCCGAGGCCCGCCAGTCCAGGAGGCCGCCTGGCACCGGCGGCAGCTCAGGTGGCTTCGGCCGGCTCCTGCGTACTGCCATCCGCCGCCACCTCCCCGGCGCGCTCGCGGCGGCGGGCGTTGCGCTCCCGCTCCCGCCGGCGGCGCAGGATCGCGCGCCGCTCGCCCGCGTCCATCCCGCCGAACACGCCGTGCGGCTCGGCCCGGTCCAGCGCGTCCGTGAGGCACTGCGCCTGCACGGGGCAGCGCGCGCACCACGCCTTGGCCTCGCGGGCCACCACCTGAGTCAGGCCGGCGTCCTGTGGCGGATGGAAAATGTCCGGGGGTGCCCCGATGCACGCCGCCTGCACCGACCAGTGCGCAGGGCGGGGCAGCGTGTCCGGTGCGGGCCTGCGCCCGCGCCGCGCCATCACGAGACACCCGTCCCCGACCCGCGAGGGACGCTGTCCCCGCAGGCCACACGCTCGACCCCTGCCGCGTCCCCGACCGCGTCCCCGGCCGCGCCGCCCCCGGCGGGGACGGAGGGGACGGGCGTCCCCTCCGTGTCCCCGCCGGAGGGGTACGAGCCCCGGACGGCCTGGACGAGGAGCAGCGCCGCAAGGACCGCGAGGAACGGCCCCCAGACCGGGAACGCCACCACGACGGCCACGACGAGCGGCAGCACGTCCACGGGCGGGGTCACCGTCGACCCTCCAGCGCGGGCAGGGCGGGCCACTTGACCTTGTCGAGCCGGGCTCGCTGGGCCGCCGGGAGGTCGACGGGCGGAGCGCCGAGCCGATCGAGCCCCGCGGCCCACAGCCACCAGGCGTCGCACTGGTTGTCGTCCTCGAACTCCCGGCCGGCCCTCTTGTACGCCGCCATAGCCATCGGGACCTTGTCGCCGGACCCCTTGCCGGTCGCGAACGCCTTCAGCGTCGCGGCCGTGACGAGCACGTACGGGACGCCGGCCTCGATGAGGACGGCCCGCACCACGCCGTGCACCATGCTGATCGGCTTGGCCGCGAAGCTGTTCTGCGGGATGTCCTCCATCACCACGAGGTCCGGCACCGGGCCGAGACCCACACGGGGCCCGCCCACCGCGACGCGGACCGCCTCCGCGATGTGGAGGAGCCGCCGGTCCCCGTCCTTCTGCCGGGTCTTCACCGTGGTGGTCGACCCGTCCCGGTAGGCGATACCGGACGCCGTCAACGAAAGGTCAAGGCCCACCACCTGAGGCGTGGTCACCGTCCCCCACCCCCGAGCCGACCGGCGAGACGCTGCACACCAGCGACGACGTAGACGGCCGGCCAGGCGACGACCAAGACCGCGAGGAAGGCGTACACCACCCCCGCCGGCACCGGCGTTCGGCTCGTGACGCCGGCTACCCGGCGCTTGCCCTGCTCGGACGAGAGCGTGACGAGGCTCGCCACGATCCCCGCCCCCCAGACGACCAGCAGCACGACCACGACGAGGTCACTCATGACCGCCCCCCGGGCGTGCCCGAACGGTGCTGCACGAGCAGGAACAAGGCGACCGCCGGCCACGCCACGCACGCCGCGGCCATGAACACCGCCCCGAACACCGGCGGGACCGTGGCCCGCAGCTCCGTCATGACATCCGAGACGGCAACACCGATGAGGAAAAAGACCACCCCGGCAGCCCAGATCAACAGCAGCACCAACGCCACAAGGTCACTCATGGCCGCCCCCGTCCCCGAGGATCGCCGCAGCCGTGCCGGGCAGCGCGGAGGGCACGGTGAGCTGGGTGAGGACGACGTCATCGCCCTCCAGCGCGCCGCAGTTCGCCTCCCCCTCCAGCTCCATCCCGGGCAGCTCCGCCGCCTCGACACAGGCAGCGGCGCGGAGCTGGCCCAGGAGGACGGTCACCGGCGTCTGGTCCGACCAGCCCTCGACCATCACCAGCGCGGTCCGCGTCTCGACGTCTACGGACCGCACCACCACCCGCGTCACCGTGCGGCCGCCGGCACGGGCCGCGAGGTAGACGCGGCCCAGCTCCGTCGCCACCAGCCCGAAGTCGACCTCTACCGCCAGGCCGCGGACCTTGAGGGAGGCGAGGACCTGCCGGTCGAGCAGCGCCGGAGCGTGACCGGCGGCGATGTCGCGCAGAAGGGTCTCCTCCCGGAGCGGGAGGGGCCGCTCGGTCGCGAGGCGGGTCACACGGACCTGCGCCGCCCGCCACGCGTGCGTGCCCCGCGTCGTCGCCGCCGAGCACGGACAGCCGTGCACGGTCTCCCGGTGCTCCTCCGGCGTCAGCCCCCGGCACTCGTGCACGCTGACCCGACCGCGCCGGCACAGCTCCGCCGTGCAGCACGAACAGCTCGGGCACTCAGCCTGCTGGGGCCGGACGTACTCCGGCCCGAACGTCTCCGTCATCGCTGTCATCACTGGTCCCCCGATGTGGTGGTCTTGCAGGACACGCACGTCCGCCCGCCGGTGGCGTGGAGGAAGTGCGGGGTGGTCCGGCACTCGGCCGGGCAGTGGTCGAAATCCACGGCGTCGTACTCGCCATCCAGGTCCGGCACCGGGCCTGCGGCCTCGGTGCCGGGGCCGCCCAGGCGGGCGACCAGCAGGACGACGAGGGCGACGCCGACCGCCACCAACAAGGCGGCGGGCAGCGTCTGCTCGCTCATCGCGGGGCACCCCAGCGCGGCGCCGGGATCACCGGCCAGTCCAGCCGGACGGAGGCGGCAAGGCGCTCCTTGCCGGGCGTGCGGGCGAAGTAGTCGCGTAGTCCCTCGGCCTGCTCCCGTGCCCACCGCGTCTGGAGGTCGTGCAGCTCGCCGAGTTCGGTGTGGGCGAGCACCTGGTAGCGGGCCGCGAGCTTCCAGACGAGGGCGCAGGCCGCGACCGCGTCGGCGTCGGCGCTGTGCGCGACCTCCAGCGGCACCACGTAGTGCCGACACAGGTCCGTCAGCGTCCGGCCACCACGCCGGTACCGGTCCAACTGCCGGTCCAGGACACGAGGGTCCAGCACCACCGGCACACACAGGTCACTCAGCGGCCGGACACCGTAGCGACGTGCCTCCCGGTCCAGCATCGTCAGGTCGAACGCGGCGTTCATCGCGACGATCGGGAGGCCCTCGGCGGCGGCCTGAACCAGCGCCGCGGTGATCTCGGTGACGACGTCAGCGGCCGGGCGGCCCGACGCGCGGGCCGCCTCCGTGGTGACGCCATGCACCGCCGTAGCCCCGGCCGGAATCGGGACCCCGGGGTCAGCGAGCCAGGTCCGTGCCTCGGTGGGCCGGCCGCCGCCGTAGCGGACGACGCAGCCCGTCACGATCCTGTCCGTCTCCGGGTCGACCCCGGTCGTCTCCAGGTCGAAGCCGACCAGCGGGCGCCGGTTCCAGCTCATCGGCGGGCCCCCTTCCGAGACCGGGCCCCGCGCGACTTCCGAGAAGAACGCGTCGGCTGCGTCCGACGGGTCCGCGGGCTCTTACGGGGCAGCGCAGCGTCGGCGAGCTCCTGGGAGCCCTCGGCCGCCTCATACGCCCGCTCCGCCTCAGCGGCGAGCACGGCGACCTCCGGGTCCGGCGCGTGCACGACCTGCACCCGCCCCTCATCGCCCGCGTCGTCTGCCGCCAGCAGCGCGACCAGCTCGGCGGACATCGGCACGACCTTGTGCAGCCGCCGCAGCGCGCTCTTGGCCCACATCTTGTCGAAGTCGGTGTGCCAGAAGCTGTCGTTCGCCCCGGAGTCCTTGGCCCGCTGGTACGCCGAGCTGTACTCGTCGCGGATCGCCTCGGCGTCCTCGCGGGACAGGACGATCACCTGGGAGCGGGCGCCCGACGTCATCCAGCAGAAGGCGTAGGCGAGGATCGCCGGGCCCCGGTCCTTCTTCGACAGCTCCACCCGGGGCTTGTGCGTGAAGTCGAGCGGCGCCGGAGCGGACGGCTCGTAGCTCCACTCGTCGGCCTCGTGGATCATCCCGACGTGCACCGAGCCGACCCGGCCCGAGCGGTACATCAGCTCGACGTAGCCCTGGGCCATCGGCACGAACACCGCGAGCTTGCCCTCGCGCTTGATCACCGCGTGGCGCCCGTCCGGGATGAGACCGAACCTCGCGCAGGTCAGGAGCGCCTGCCGGAGCGACGCCGGCGTGCAGTGGATCAGACCCGGCAAGCAGGCGCGCACGGCGGCCAGGAACACCTTCACGTCGATGTGCGACGGCAGCGTCTTCGTGAAGTCGTCGCCGTACCGCTCCAGCCAGGTCAGCACCAGGTCGGCAACGGCGTCGCCCTCGGCCTGCGCCGACGTGTGCAGCTGCTCCGGCGTCGACTGCTGCGGGATGCCCGCGAGGGCTTCCACGGTCGCGTCCGGGGCGGGCTTCTCCGTGGTGGCCGCGCGGACGCGGTCCTTCAGCGTGGACAGAGACATCAGATTCCCTTCGCGGGGATGTGGAGCTTGCGGGCGCGGAACTGCGCGTAGATGTCGGGCTCCTCGGCCTTGAGCCGGTCGACGTCGAGCGCGGGCGTCATGTGCGTGTACTTCTCGACCAGCTCGGGGTGCGCCTCGGCGAACTTCTTCGAGGCGAAGGTGCCGTTGGCCTTCCACGTCCACGCCTGCTTGCCGCTCGCCTTGACGGTCTCGCTCTCGCCGGTGAGCAACTTCATCTCGTTCTCTACGAGGCGAAGTTCTTCCTTGAGGGCCTTCTCCCGGGCCTTCACCTCGGCGTGCTTAGCGCGCAGCTCCTTGGCCTTCGCCACGTCGATCTCGGCGATGGTCTCGGCCTTCACCGTCCACAGCTTGGCCAGCAGGTTCGACGTCGCCTCCAGGCCGTCGGGCGGGGGCTCGATCCCCTCGACCACGTGGCGCTGGAACCACTTCCCGCAGTAGTCGACCAGGTACTCGATCATTTCCTCGTCGCGCTCCAAGCGGCTCCACCGGAGCTTGTTGCCTCCGACAAGCGCGGACACGAAGCCGTGGTCCCACCCGCCAACGGCCATGCCCCAGTGGCACTGGATCGCGGGGGCGTCGGGGACAGCCCCGCCCTCCCACTGGTCCGCCTGGTACTCGCTCCGGTTCTTGCACTCCAGCAGCCCCGACGCCGGGCCCGGCCGCTCGAAGGTGTACCGGTCGACGTTCACCCGCATCCACGGCCAGTCGACGTGCACGAGCGTGCCGGGGGCCTCGGCCGTGGCAACGCCGGACCGCTTCGAGAAGAGGTGGGCAATGAAGCCCTCGATCTCGCGGCCGACCTCGGCGTACTCGTTGTCCTTGAACGTGGGCCGGCCGTGCTTCTCCTCGAAGACATGGCGCGGGCCGGTGTACTTCCCACCCAGGCCGAGAATTCCGGCGACGTCCGACCCGCCGATGCCCTCGCGGCGGACGGCAAGCCACTCTTCGTGGGAGGCGTCGGCGGGCAGCAGCAGTCGGGCGGTCGGCGCGTCCGCCAGCGGCGGGAGCGCCTGGTCCGCCTGGGAAAGGCCGGCCATAGGAATGCTGTCAATGGTGGTCATGCGGCCTTCTTCCGTCGGGCGGCCTTGCGGGCGACGCGGCAGGCGTCACACGGGCACTTGGCGGGGTGGGTGAGGGCGCGCTCCGCGCGCAGGCGAGCAAGGGCACCGATCTCGGCAGCCTCGCGGGCAGCAGCGGCATCGGTGTCCCCGTCGGTCGCGAGGACCGGGGTGTCGATACGAGGCGGCGGGGCCGCAGGGACGGGGCCCTTGCCGGCCACGTACCGGACCCAGACGACGGCGTCCCCCGACCCCGTCAAGAGGGCCTGCGCCTCGAACGCCCCAGCGGGCCGGTAGGGGCGGAGGGTCGGGTGAGCGGAGCTGATCCGGCGCGCGGTCAGGCCGGCCACGAGCGGCTGGGCGTAGACCCCCGCGGCGATCCACTCGCCTCGCTGAGCGCGGGCAGCGGCAGCGGCGGCCGCGTGGGCCGTACGGGCTCGGTATCTACTCACGGGGGCCTCCCTGGCGAGGGATGCCGCCGCTGGGCGCCCGGAGCGCGCGCCCGGCCGGGTGCCGCATCCGGGCGCACTGGCGGCACCGGCAGATGAGGTCGGGGCGCTCGCGCAGCCAGTGGAAGGCGACGACGGACACGGGCAGCAACACGGCACAGACGGCCATGGCGCCCAGGAGCACGGTGCTGATCACGCGGTGCCTCCCGCCGTGCAGGGGGCCTTCATGGCCGGCGGGCTAGAGTGGAGGTGAATCATGCGACCTCGTCTCGGGTTGACGGATTGAGGTTGGAGGGGCTGCTCGGACCCGGCACGGTCCGAGTGGCCCCGATCTATGCGCCCACCCGGCGCCGCCCCGATGCGGGACGGATACGGGCGAGGGCGGGGGCGGGGGCGGGGGAAGACATCCCCTGCGGGGAGGTGTCCGGTGCGGGCGCGTTAACCGTGAACTGCTCCTGAATCAGGGCAAGTTCGCAGTCGCAGAAGGCGACGCTTTCGCCGAGCTTCTGGTGAGGAAGCCGAGCGATCCGGTCTTCCAGGAACCGGCGCTTGCAGCGGAGTTTCTGGGCGGCCTCGTCGTACGAGTAGTTCCGTACGGTGACGCACCGGCAGTAGGACCGGCTCACCGCGCACCCCCCTCACCGGGGGGCGCATTTGCGACCAGAACTTCCACGGGGCAATCCAGCACCTCGGCGATCTGCGCAAGGAGCTCCGGCCGGGCGGATCGGTGTCCGGTCGCGAAGTCGTGCAGGAGCGATTCGCTCACCCCCACGCGCTCCGCGAGCTGGCGCACCGTGATCCCCGCCGACCGGCGGGCGAAGCGCAGCGCCGCCGGGCGGTGGTACAGGGGGGCGCCGTTGGGGCGCCGTCGGCGACTCATGATCCCGACGCTAGCGCGCACCTGCGCACAGTGCAAGCTGCTACGCGCTACTGCGCGTCTTGTCGCGCATGGCTGAGAACTGCGCGTAATGAGGCGCCTCACCCCCGTAACGGGGGGGCGGTATGGCGAATTAGCGCGCAGTACTGCCAGACTGGCGGCATGCAAACGCGACCCGAGCCCCCACCGGAGGCCGCACTTATCCGCGCAGCCGCCAAGCGCAATCGCATCAGCGGCCGCAAGGCCGCGAACCTCGCCGGCATCAGCGACGCCCGGTGGCGCCAGATCGTCACGGGCTACCAGTCCGTTGGCGGCACCTACGTGCCCGTTAAGGCCCCTGCGGACACTCTCGCCCGCATGGCCCAAGCCACAGGCGTCACCGCCGACGAGTTGACGAGAGCAGGCCGGGAGGACGCGGCCGCCGAGCTCCGCGAGCTCTCCACGACACCCCCCGCCGCGCAGAGCAACGCCCAGGTCGAGGCCATCACCGCGCTACTCGCCACCCTGCCGCCCGAAGCTCAGCAAGAGGTTCTGCGCCGCCTACAACGGCACCCCGCCGTCAACCAGACCCCCGCCGATGAGCGGCGTGCCGGCTAACCCCACGAGCCACACGAGGACCACGCGTAACGGGATGGTCACGGATTGAACTGATTTCCCTCAAGGCTGCATAGTCCGATGGAACATCCAAAGACTCGATCTTTGGGGGTTTCATGACGGTAGGGGATGTACTCGTCTGCACGATCCTCGGCGCCGCGGTCCTTGCGATCGTGCAACTCTGGACCGCCCACCGCAGACACGAGCGCACCATCCGCGATCTTCACGCCGAGCTAACCGCGCAGCGAATCGCAGCCCTGACCGGTCCAGGGCCGCTCCCCCTCCAGGACGCCGCCGAGGAGCCGCCGGAGCCCGCGCACCGGAAGCGCCATCTGGCCCTGTACATCGGTGGCGGCGCCGTCGCCGCAATCGCCTCTCTCGGCGGAAAGCTCCGAAGCCTGCTGCGGGGCCACACCGCCGCCGTCGCAGCCTCCACCACCGTCATCGTGGGCACTGCGGCTGCCGCCGCGCTCTACCTCACCAGCGGAACGGGCACCGCCGCCCGCGAAACCCCCGAAGGCCGCGCGGGGCGGCCCAGCGCCAGCGCCGGCGACACCGGCACCGGCACCGGCAAGCCCGGCGACAACGATGCCACCGGGCCCGAGGACGAACCGGTCGTCCTCCCCCTCGACGCGGCCGCACCCCGACCGATCAATGAGTCCGCCGGCCCAAGCCCAACGCCGAGCGGCACCACGGACCCCGAAGCCGACACGGAGCAGGCCGAGGCCGACGAGGCAGAGCCATCCGCCCCGGCCGACAGCGCGGCGCCCACCTCGGCACCGCCCGAGGACAAGCCGAGTCCGCCCGCGCTCGAACCGACGTCCTCACCGACGCCTCCCCCGACCGCGACTCAGCCCCCGGAACCCGCGCCCGCCCCGACCCCGAGCCCGACCACCCCCGCGCCTGACGACGGCCTGTGCATTCGCCTCCCACCGCTCCTCGACCTGTGCCTCTTCTGAAACCACAGCGGGCCCCCGGGATGCCCTTCCCCCGGGGGCCCGCTGTCTTCGTCAGACCGCCACACCATCCGGGTGGCCGGCGCACAGTCGTAGCGCCTCCGCCCGCGCTTCTGCGTAGGCGGCCCGCACCGCGTCCAGCTCGACCCCCGACGCCGCTGCTCGGGTCAACGCCGCACCGCCCGGCACCCACTCTGTCCGCCAGGTAGCCGCCTCCGCGGTAGCTCCCTCCTCCCACTCCCACACCCACCGCCCCTGCGGCTCGTGGACGTCCTCGGCCGAGGTCCGCTCGGTCCCGTCCATGCCGTACAACGCCGGCCCCAGCGACCACACCCACACCCGCTGCGGCGCCTCACCACGCACTCCCTGCACGCCGTTGCCCTGCTGCCTGATCCACCAGTCCACCGCCCACGTCTCCACCCGGGCACCCGGGCCCCGGTCGAGCGTCCACTGCTCCACCACCGCCCGCGCCACGCCGCTCTCCCAGAACGCCAGCACCTTCCCGCCCGGCAGCACCACGGCGTGCACCCTCGACCGGTCCACGCGCTCCACCGGCGCCGGCGCCTCGCTGCCACGCTCGCGCCCCAAACTCCGCTCGATCGTCTCCATGGCCGCGTCGTCCGCCTCCGGCAGCAGATGCCCGTACGTGTCCGAAGTGGTCTTGATCGACTCGTGGCCCAAACGCCTCTGCACGTACGTCAAGGAGTGCCCGGCAGAGATCAGGGCCGCGGCATGGGAGTGCCGCAGATCGTGAGGCGTTGGCGCCTTCTCCTGCGGGAGAAGCCCCTCGGCCTTCGCCAGGCGCACCGCACGCTGCCACCGGTCGTAAAACGTGGAGTAGTGCAGTCGACGCCCCGACTCCCCCGTGAAGTAGAGCCGGTCGGCCGGCTCGCTCTTCCCGCCCAGCTCCTCCACGGCCGCCATCACGCTCGCCGACACCCGCAGCGTGCGCCGGCCACGCTTCGACTTCGGCGTGCCGAGGTAGTACCCCTTCTTCCCGTCCCGCTTCCACGCCCGCTTGACTCGAACCTTCGGGAGGTCGGTCGTCCAGCCGACCAGGCACTCAGGAGCCAGGGCCGTGACCTCCGACCACCGCATGCCGCTGCCGTACTTGATCGTCGCAAGGAGCTGGTCACTGCGCCGCTTCATGCACGAGATGACGCCCTCCACCTCCTCGGGCGTCAGGAACTCGATGTCGTCGCCATCCTCGGCCCCATCGTCGTCCGCTCGCGGCAGCCTGGTCTGTTCGCAGGGGTTGCGGAGCCGGAGGGGCGGCTCGGCGGTGACCGCCTCCTGAAGGATGCTCGACAGCAGCCCATGCAGGTTGCGGATGGTCTTCGGTGACATCTTCCGCCACTTCGGCTCGCCACTCTTCGGGGCCTGGCCCTTGTGCACCTTCGCCTGCTCCAGCACCCGCACCCACGCCCGGATGGTGTCGCGGCTGAAGTGCTCCACCGACCGGACGTCGCACTCACCGAAGGTCGGGAACACCCACCGCTCCAGGTCGCGCATACAGGCCACCCGGTAGTGCTCCTCGATGCCGGTACGCCCCTCGATCGATGCGGCGGCGTAGGCCCGAAAGCGGTACCTGTCGTCATCAGGGAGGGCGGCGTCCGCCGAAATGTACCCCTGCCCCTTGACCCACCCGGGGGGCCACTGCTGCCCCGCGTCGTTGACCGCGTCGCGGAACACCTCCGCGGAGGGTTCGTCCTCGAACGCCTCGTACTGGGCGGCACCGGCCCGACTGCCCCCCTCGCGCCACCGGACCATGTAGCCGGTGACGTCCCCCGAACGATTTTTACGCGCCTTCACGTATGCCAT